TCACCCATTTACGACCCTGAGTAACGTCAGCGTGTCGCGCGTGTACTGCACGCTGTTTGCCAATTCCACCAGCCGTTTAATCGTTGGCGCCGCGTAATGGGATGGCATGCTGCCAGTCGAATGCCCCATTAGCACTGCTCGATCTTCTTCCGATACTCCGGCGTCCCGCAAGCGCGATCCATACGTGTGTCGCAAGTCATGGATTCGCACCTGTTCTAAGTTGGCGCGCTTCCTTGCCTTCCGAAAGGCCCGGCCGTTGAGCCTGGTCATTCTGTCAGGATCTAGCCCTTTTTTCTCGTCGGTGTAGACGAACACATATTCCTTGTGATCGCCCCGGCATGAATCGATAACGTTCATGGCCACATCGTTTGGCACGATGACGAAAGGCTCGCTGTTTTTCGTCGCGGTACCGGGAACCACAAACACGCTGCGGCCCAGTTCCTTGATTCTGCGTTCCCATTCCCATCTCAAGCCGCAGACGTTTTCCTCGCGTGCGCCGGTGTTCACGGCGAATAAGCAAGGTTTCACCAGATGCGGCGGCAGCTCAGCAAGTAGTGCCTTCTGCTGTTCCCAGCTGATCGGGTACGGCTTGCGCCGGCTTTCGTCCATCATCTCAATCAGCGGTGCAGTAGCAAGCCAAGGCTTACCAGCATCGTCCCGCCAAACACGCGCCGACCTGACCAAGATCGTTCGCGCCACTTCCAATGTGCGATTTACCGTTGTCGGGCTGACCTCGTCGACCTCGACGCGCTCGGCCTTAAAATCATCAAACATGCCGTTATGCACAAGCTCTAACGGTTTGTCGCCGACCACCGGCAGCAGCAGCTTTATATGCCATGCAATATCGTTGATGCTCTTGATGCCTTTTTTCCGGCAATCAATCAGGTATTGCGCCGCTGCATCGCAAAACAAGCGTTCAGAACGTCGTCGACCTTCGATGTCGATTTTGTCCTGCTGGTCTTTGAGCCAGGCTTCTGCTTCTGCCTGGCTGACATCTCCGAGGCGTCCGAAAATCCGTCTGCCTTTGTACTGCTTATTGACGACTTTGCAGCCGTCTGGGGCAGTTTGAATGCCCCTTGTCCTTGTTCGCATGTTGTTGCTTCCTTCAGTTTGCGACCTGGACGTCCGTTGCGGGCTTTATAGTCGTCTGCCCACGCGTCCAAGTCAAGGCGGTCAAAGGCGATGCTTCGCGCCCCAATAGGTATTTCAGTCAGGAAAGGCCGCACCTCGGCGTTGAACAGGTTTTTGTCCATACCGATGTATTCAGGGGCGTCATGCAGGCGCACGTAGCGCGGGGCGATAGACATATGTCACCTTCCGTTGATGGTGTTGCCACGGGCAATTCGCAGCGGTATGGCCTTCCCGGCCGCAGAGGCAGCAGATAATCATGGGGGCGCCCCGAAGTAGACGGTCGACGGTCCGGCGTTCTGGGCCTCGGCCTGATAAGCCAAGTTAAGCAGTTTCTGAAACAGCGCTGGCGGTAACGTCACCTGGTAGCCGATTGCGGCATTCGCGGCGTGCACTGTCAGTGCGGCGCGTTCATCCATGGTCAGCATGGCGTCTCTCCATCAAGATCACCGACCGTTAGCGCCACGACCGGATGACTCACGCCGCTGATCCACAATTTCACGGATTTACCTTCGCGCATGGCCTCCAGCTCGGCTGGCGTCGGCTCCCACGCTGACACCATAAACGGGCCTTCAGCGGTTACTACGTCTCTGATGGGGAGCACGTTGCATGTCATGTCGGTGCCGTCCCAATCGGCAGGCGCACCAAGGGCGCGTGTAGCACCGTCAATTCGCTTAATCAGCATGGTGGAACCTCATCCCATGTGCGGCCATCCAGGCGGCGGCCGGCGCGCTTCTTGCCAACCCTTCCCATAATTTGATCCGGGTCATGTGGACCTTCGGCGCCGCCGCCGTAGTTGTCCTGCATGTCGCACCAGATCGGATAACCGCAGTCTTCCCAAGCTTCCTCCTGCCAGATGACAGTTTTGTAGCGCGTCTGCTCCATGTCGTCGTCGATCTTGGCATCGCTGAATAGCAGCCATGGCAGCCACTCGCCCCATTGCTTGAAATGAAAGGCGACGCCAGCGGCGGTGCACTGGTCGCGTAAGTCGCGCGGCCAAGCCGGATGCATTGGACGAGAATCGGGGCCGCTTTCGCCACCTACAATCACCTGATGAATCGCTGGCAGCCCCATTTCTGCGCGCGTGTGGTAACCGCATTCGCAATCAGCATCGCGGGGGCAGTTCTGGCATATTGCGGCGACCGCGTCATTTTTTCCCCATAAAAATGCGGTGAGGTCTACAGGTCCCAGCAGCGGCTCCATGCTCAAAAAATTGGGGCAACCAAGTTTCAGCAGTTTCGGTATATCTCGGTCAGCCTCCGTCTGATTGACGATTGTGATTCCAAGGCGCACATGCTTGGGCCAGCCTGCCGGATAGATGTTCTTCGGGTCTGGGCCATGCTGGAACGGTTTCGATACCCACGGCAGTGGCACCATGCCGCGCACGTTGCCGATGCGCTTTGTCAGCAGTAGCCAGTCAAGATTCGGCGTCGCCTCGATCAATTCAAACAGGTCGCAGCGCCATTGAGGATCAACGGCGTTGTCGAACACGTCGGCCAGGCTGGCGCAGAACACGCGCGGCCGATGACCATGCTGCAGCACGAATGTACTGGCCGCAGCATTCCAGGCAAGTGGTTTCTTCCAGTTAGCCGGTGTCGTGCGGCGGCGTGGCGCATCTGGCCCCCAATTGATCGCGGTCCCGCCGGCGTAGCGCGCATTGCGCGTCTCGGCGTAACAATGATCGCAACCAGGGCTGACCTTTTGACAGCCTTCCCATGGGTTGAAAGTGTGATCAGCCCATTCAATCTTCGTGTTTTCGCTCATGATGGTAGGATTCCTGCATAGGGAGGGTGAGACATGGGACTGGAGTCGATCGAAGCCGTTGAGGCATGGGCAGAAATAAATGGTGGTGAAGAGGGATTAAAGATCGCTATCGCGGCCGGTCGGTTTGGCAATGACCGGAGAACGCATGCAAACGCAACCGCGTGGCTCGACCAGAAAGAGGCGGAACGGGCTAAGGTGCGTGATTCTGCCCAAGATGCATTGCGATTACGGGAAGTAACAGCGGCTGAAGTATCTGCAAGGGCGTCCTCTGATTCGGCAGTCGCCGCCGCGACCTCGGCACGCTCAGCCATTGCCGCGGCTATCTTTGCTTTCTTCGCGCTGTTAGTCAGCGTGGCCGCATATTTCAAGTCTGCATAAACATTCGTGAAGGCATTGGCATGGCCGAGAACTTCAGCATTGAGAAGCCGCAGGACACCGGCGACGACCGGGTGACGTTCATCATCAAGTACAACGGCAGCATGCGGCCGGGATTCATTTCCCGTAGCGCGCTGCTGGAGCTGGGCGGCGACGGTACGCTGATCCAGCTTTTCAACCGCCATCACACCAAGATCGCCGCCGCAGTGCGCTCCAAGTTTCCGGCTCCGATGCTGGAATACGTTTCGCTGAGTTCGGTTGACTTCAAGTAGGCGCGTCATGCTGCGACATCTTCCATGTTGCTGACCGACATGCCGACAATCATCGGCTGCACCCAGATCGGTGCCGCCGACAGCAGGAAGGTTTCGCCCGTCCATGTCAGCAGCAGAGAGCGGGCAATCTCCGAAAAGATCGCTTCGGCGGCGTCAGGCGGCACGCAGTTGCCGATATGCTCGCGCCACTGCTGATCACTCATACCGTCAAGCAGCAGGAATTCTTCAGGCTCGATCAGGGATTGCAGAGCGGCCATTTCCAAGGTGGTGAAGGGGCGATGATGCGTGCCGTCCAGTGCGCGGATGATGGCGACCAGCTTTTGTTCTGGCGACGGCATGCGCGGATCAGCGACAGACCAGCGGCCATTGTCATAACTTCCCGATGATGGGACGGCACCAGATGGGCTATTCCAAGGAACGACGCCATAGTGACCACCGGTGAGGTAGTGGTCGCCCTTGCCACGGCTCATGCCGGTGCGTGGATCTGCGACGCATTGCCCTGTACCGTGGGCACTGGTTACAGCCCCAGCAGCTCTGTCCCATGGAGTGATTCGGAATTCATTGTTGTGCTTCGCCGTTCCGTGGTGGCGAGGATCAGCGACGGCTTGACCGCCAGAACTTGGGCCGTGGCCGCTGGTGACCGTGCCGGCGGCCTGATTCCATTCAACGACGCGGTAGACGTTCTTGTGTGTCTTCTCGATATCCCCGGCGCGTGGGTCAGCGACGCTGAAGGTGCCTTGACCGGGTGACTTGACGCCGATCATTGCGCCGGTATGGTCGTTCCAGTCGACTACGCCGTATTGCTGATATTGCAGGCTGTTTTCTGGCGCGCGTGGATCAGCCACCGAGAACGCGCCATTGCTTGGCGTCGACCTGCCGGCCACGGTACCGGTCGGTTCGTCCCACTTGCGCACGCCCAGATAACCGTTTTGATATTCCGGCACGATTAGGTAATCGCGCAAGACGCCATCCTCGACGGCCAGCTTGTTCAGGCTGCGCCAGTCGCTGCCAGCTTCGACGAACGCCAGGCGTACCCATGTTTTCCATTGTAGATTCGGGATACGGTGCATCGGGCCACCGGCTTCGGCGCCAGGCAACGGCATGCGGCCGAGCACAGTGCCGACACCCTGCAGACGACGGGTCGGCGGTTCGTAAAGGTAGGTCGGTACCTTTGCGAGATGGCGTGCGACCAGCAGGAAGCGCTTGCGGCTCTGTGCCAGACCACCGAGCACGCCGCAGTCGTGCGTTGTCTCTGCGACCGCATAGCCGTAGTGGCGAAGCAGGGCGACAATCTGGTCAAGAAGGTGACGGCCTCGGGTGGCGATTCTAGGCACATTTTCAAACAGCACGAATTCCGGCGGGTCTTCTTTGAATGCTTCCAGCATCAGGAACACGCCGCGCAGCGTCAGGCGGTTCAGCGCCTGGTACTTGTCGGTCTTGCTCTTTGTTTCGTTCAGCAGGCCGGAAAATCCTTTGCACGGTGCCGACAGAAACACGACATGGGGAAATTCGAATCCTGCTGCTCGACGGATGTCTTCCGGTGTTGCCTCTTTCCATCCGGCTGGCGGTTCCTTGCCGTGAAAGGCTTTGTACTGGTCGCGGTCGAACATGTCCATCAGCGTGGCCGGCACGCCGGTGAATTTCACAAAGTCACGATTGGCCGACGCGTCGACGTCGATCGAGCCGATGCAGCGCGAGCGCGAAACCATATTGCCGACGCGCGCGCCGCCCTTGTTGAATCCCTTGGCGCCGCCGCCGATTGCGCCGAACAGGTGGAAGTGACGGATTTCGCGGACGTCGTCCGGTACGCCGGTGAAGGTGTCGCGCTTCATGCTTGAACCCCTTGCGGAAGTTGCGTTTTGAGGGCGCGGATAGCCGCGACGATATCGCTGCGCGTCTGGCCGCCGTCGTCATACACTTGGCCGCCAAATTTATGTATCGCCACGTCGATACCCTCGGCTGCTTTCGCGGCCTGTTCCAGCCCCTCATTCCGGTAGAAAGTCTTTTCGGCTTCTTCCTCGGCCTGGTGCTCTGGGTCTTCCAGCGCCGACAGGATGGCGTCGACATTCAAATGATCCAGCGCCGTGGCGCGCGCCTCCCACTTCAACACCGTGTTTTCGGCTTCCAGCGCCCGGGCCTTCCAGAAGTTGAGGTCTGCCGCTGCGGCGGCATCAAATTTCCACCATGCCTGGATGGTGAAAACAACTTCAATGGGTTCCGATCCGTCTGGCTTGCCAGTGATTTTGCCGCCGGCGCTTTCCGCAAGTTTGAGAAATTCTTCGCGCGGCTTCACCTCTCGGCTTGGTGCTGGCTGCTTCTCGCCTGTGCCGCCACAGCGCACACAATCCCGGCTCCCGTCTGCCGATGAACCGTGCCCATCGCACGCCATGCAGTACATATCCTCCGGCTGGGATCCGTCATTGCGCAGGACGATTCGCTCTGCTGCTGGTGGTGCTAAGAGGGCGCGGCGCGCAATGTCCCGCATGTTGTTCTTGCCTTCTTCCGGCATTTCTTTCCATGGATAGTCGAACGATGCCGCGATGATTTGCGCAGCGTTGTTGATCTGCTCATCTGTTACTTGCGGCGATGCCGCAATAACTTGTTCCGGAATTTGGAACCCTTCCAACAGTTCGATCAGGCGCAAGCCGGGGCCACCGTAGCCCTGTTCAAACATCTGGGACATGGTTCTGACTGCCTCGTCGACGGTATTCGCGGAACGGCGCATGCTGTCGGCAGCCGAATCCGCAGTGGCTGCGGCGCGGCGCATTTCTTCGGTGTTGACGTAGGTCATGCTAGGATTCCTTCAAATAAAACGGGGGATCTATGCGTAGGTTTGTTGATGGTGCTTGTGACGTAGTTGTCTTGACGTTTATGGTCATTGGGTTCGGTGCGGTATTGCTGAGCGCTTTCCCGGCCCTTGATTCCGCAAATGCTCCTGCATGGGTGCAGGCCATCGGCTCGGTCGTGGGCATAGCGATTGCAATAGTCGTCCCTCTCCGTCTGCACAAGAAGGCGATTGAGCGAGAGCGCGAGCGACAAGCAGAAGAGGTCAGGGATGACCTGCAAAGTCTCCGCGAAGAAATTTTCGTCGTGTACTCTGGAATCATCACCGCCGTTGCAGGGAAGTTGGTCGATCCACTTCCAGATGGAATTTACTTGTATACGCTCCGGCCTGATTTCAATGCTTGCGTCGTATATCTTTCCATGGGAAATAGAATCGGCAGGATCCCGGATCCGATCCTCAGGCACAAAATAATTGCAACGTATGGCAGCGTGAGAGGGCTGATGTCGATGTTTGTTAGACATGCTGATTTTTGGGCTGCCTTTGATGCGGCCGAGGCAGAGCTTCATGCGCAGAAACATTCCGCACACGCAATTAAGGTCTACGAGCGCCAGAGGGATCGCGTCAAACAAGCCTCGGCATCTCTCTTGAAATTCTATCCCCAAGTGGTGAATGACATGGATCTGCTGATCATAGAGATAGATAAGAAGACTGCCGCTATGAAATGATGTCATGCCACTCGCTAGCGAGTTGTCGTTGAGCTTCATGCTGTCCTCGCCAGGCAGATTTTGACGACGCGGTTGCATGTCTCGATGTCGAACCAGCCGACGTGGCAGTGGTTGACGTCTGTAATTCCGAGCTGCTGGGCCAGCCAGGCGTATGCCTCGTCCTTGGTCATACCGCCGATTTCCCAAAGAGGGGCGAACACCGCCTTGGCCTTCTTGCGCGCGGAGCGTGTTTCCTTGTTCGCCAGCGTGCCGAGCGGAATGTCGGTCTTCGGGTGGATTCCGACGTAGCTGTCGCAGCCTGGCGTTGAGCACATGTACGCGAAAGGCCACTTGCCGAACTGGCGGCCGTAGATCGTCTTGTTGTCCACCAGCGTGACTTCGCCCTTGCAATAGGGGCATTCAGCTGGAATCGGCAGCGGGTTCTTGACCAGCAGCGCCTGCTTGGCCGAGGGCTTGAACTGAATCAGGCGCGGCATTATGCGGCCTCCTGCATTTCGAGGATTTCGCCGTTTTCTACCCAATGCGCGGTCATGGATGTATAGAGGTTGGCAGGCAATCCTTTCAGGGTTGCGAAGAGCAGCGCGGTTTCGATATCCCCGGACTTGACCAGGGCGTCGACCCATCCCAGCAGCTTCTTACGGCCCGGCAGGTCGAGTACGTCGACGCGATCGAGCATCAAGATTTTCAGGCCCGACAGGCGCGCCACGGTGACCGCGATCATGGCGTCGGTGCGCCATTGCTCCGACTCGGACAGCAGGGAGTATTGACGGCCTGCAGCCGTGATTTCCATATCCGGCGAGATACAAACAGGCTTCCAGCCGGTGACCGTCGCCTCTTCGGCAAGTCCTTCATTGACCGGCTTCAGCGCCTCTTTCAGTAGCTCGCCCGGGATGCCGTCCGGCGCCAGCGCGTCCGCCACTGCTGACCAGGCCAATACCTCGGCGTGGTGCTTTGCGGCTTCTTCGGTCTTCTTCTTGGCGGCTTCCACCGCAGCGGCGTGGCCGGTGGCGGCGTTGATCTTCTCCTGCAGCGCGGCGCGGTCGGCCTTCAACTTCGTCAGACCAGCCTGCAGCACCTCCAGATCGGGCAACGCCTCTTCTTTCTCCGGAGCGGCCAGCGCGTCGAATTGAGCCTTGGCGGCCGTCACGTCAGCCAGGTCGCGTTCGCAGTTCTTGACGGCAGCTTGCATGACTTCCAGACCGCGTTCGTATTCGGGCAGCGAGGAAATGGAATCTGGGTCGCCGCCTTGCGAATCGTTGATTGCACCGTGCTCATCTTCATAATTTTGCAAAGCAGTTTGCGCGGCATTAGTGTGTTCGTCGGCGCTGCCGTAGTTGTCGTAGAGTGCATACAACGCATACGCAAGGTCGTGGACCAAGCCGACGCGGCGGCCACCGTCGGCACGCTGGCGCATGGTGACGACTTTCGGCTCATAATCGGCGAGTTCCTTGCGTGCGTACTCCAGCGCTTCGGTTGCACGTTGCACGCGGCCTGCCTTCTCCTTCAGCGCGTTGCGTTTGGCGGCTGCTTCATTGCGGCTACGCACTTGCGCCGCCACTTGGCCGACGTGCTGATTAGCATTGGCGATGTCGGCATCGAGCGCGGCCAGCTGATCAGCGGTCGGTGCTTCACCTTCCAGCGGGTCCGGATCCGGTGCCGCCCAGCCTTCGGCCTTGTTGATTCCCCAAACGCCGCCGGTGACAGCACGCCAAGCGCCTTTTGCCTTGGTGGCTTCTTTGGATGCGAACTCGCACGCGTCAGGGAAGCCGGTACGCAGAAGTGGCAGGGTGGCTTCGATCTTCGCAGGCTCGCACTTGTGCTGCAGCAGCATGCGGGTTCGCACGTCATCGGCCTTGGCGCGGACACCGGCCAGCACGAACAGGAACGTGCGGCGTTCATCCGGCGTCATGGCGCTGAACTGCTGGCCGTTGAGGGCAACCGCCACAGCGCCACCGGTCGGCAGGCCGTCATCAGCGGTTACCTTGCCGTTCGGCACGTTGAACGCGTAGGTGCGGTCATCGTCGATCGTCAGCAGCGCGCCGCCAGCAGTTGCGCCTTCGGTCACCAACGCTGCATATTCTTTCTTCAGTTTGATGCGCACCGATTCGCCGGTGATCGCCATGCGCACGGCTTCGCCGATGCTTGACTTGGCCGCACCATTGGGACCGGCAAACAACGTCACCGGCGTGGTCAGGCGCACGTCGATCTGATGTGCGCCAAGGAAATTGTCTACTTGGATGCGTGCGATTTTCATTGTCTGCTGTCCTTGAAATTGGGTGCTGGTGGCCGGTACTGCCTTGTCCGGCTTCGTGGATCCACAGTTCCACGCTACTGATACTCCCGGCCCTTGTTCTGTCCGGTTTCCGTGCGACGCCTCAGTCGGCGCGGTTCCCCCAGCGTTGAGCGTTACGCGGCCTTGACGCCGCCGTTGTAGTCCTGAATGCCGAAATAGACCGATTTGCAGCCAACAACGTCGTTGCCGGCGTCGTGCGCACCAGCCAACTTCTGGCCGGTGAAGAACTCATAGGCTTCCGACAGGTTTGGTTGTTTTGGCTGACGACGGCCTGCCTTGAGCATCTTCTCGGTTGGCGGCAGGTTGACGATCTTTGTGCTTTCGGTGCAGGTGCAGTACGACGGTGCCGCTTTGAAGGCTTCCATTTGCTCATCAGAGTAGATGCCTGCCTTCATCATTTCGATGCGGACCATGCGGTCGTCGAACGTCTTGTTGTGTGCGACGCGGCCATCAGTGGCACGGTCATGCAACGCCAGGAACAGCGGCAGCACTGTTTCAATGGCGACGCCTTCACGCTCGGCACGTTCCTGCGTGATGCCGGTCAGCTCTGCGATTTCGTCGGTGATGATCCAGCCTTTCGGCTTGATGATGAATTGCAGGTGCTCCAGCGCCACGCGGCTGTCGATATCGACCAACTCGGCAGCGATCTGGATGATGCGCGGCTGACCTGGGTCTTCGGAGGGTTGATTCCACAGCACCATGCCAGTGGTTTCGGTGTCGTAAAAAATCTTTGTTTTTGTTGCTGTCATTTCGTTCTCGCTTTTTGTGGTTGGATAGGTGCTGCGGTGGATTACTCAAGGTCGCTCGGGCTGTCGTCCTTCTCGTCGCCATCCGAGTCGTTGTTCTCGTCCTCGTCGTCGCCGTCGGTGCCAGCGAGCTGCTGGGTCTGCGTATCGGCTGCTGTACCGCCGGAAAAGTGATCGTTAAGCGCCTGCTTGCGGTTCTTCTTGGCCTGTTCAATCTCGTACTGCTTTTTCTCGTCAGGCGGCACCAGGCTGATTTGCACCTCTGTGTCGAGCAGTTCAGACAACTTGCCGACGTCAGCCGGATGCGTGCGCGCGCGGACGATGAAGTCGGTGCCGACGGTGGCTTTGTCCTGCAGGAGGAAGTGCACCTTGTTGATTACCGCGTCATTCAATTGAATTTCGGATGCGCCGCCGGCACCGGTGTGGGCAACAAACTTGTAGCCTTCCAGCGTTCCACTCCATGGAAAGCGAGGAAAAGCAAATTTCAGGATGGGCAGGCGATCACGGTTGACGAGGTCGGCATTCGCATCTGCCTCATAGAAGGCAGGCTTCAGCTTGTCGTTGAATTCGTCGAGGACTTCGTTTTCCAGCGGCAGCGAGATCGCGATATCGGATACGCTGTGCTCGTCGCCGTTTTCGTCCTTCTCTTTGCGCAGAGATACTTTGTTGATGCGAGCCATCTTGGTGTCGAGACTGAACATTGCTTTTCCTTTATGAAGTTTGGATAGGTGAGGCGGGGCGCGTTATTCCATGCCGACGCTGGTGTCGGCTGGCTTCGTGGTGCGCTTGTTGGTCGACTTGGCTGCGTCGGGCGTGGCGAACTTCTTCAGCAACTCGCGGCTGATGCTGCGCAGTTCGTCCTGTTGCTCTGGGCTTTCAACGTCGGCAATCATGGCGATCGCGACTTCCAGCGTTTCGACGCTGTCGGCCTTACTCATGGCGTCGTTGACCTGGGCGTAGGTCAGCACGACGTTGTTGCCGTCCTGCGCCTGAACTGCCTGCGAGCTGCTATCACTCGTAGACCCAGCGACCGTGCTGGCTTTGGCGCGCGGCTCATCGCCGCTCTCGGAGGTATTCTGTGTAACCGGATCAGCTCGGCGTGTGGTAGCACCGGCCAAGGTTTGGCTGGCGTTGCTTTGCAGCTGTTGGACTTCGCCAGTTTCTTGGTCGACGTCGCGCAACGATCCGACTGTTACCGGTTCGGTATTGACGGTATATGAACCATCGCTATTGATATCGATAATGTCGCGCAGCTCTTCTTCGGTCGAGAAGCCCATGGAGATTTCGGGCGCAGATGTGTTGATCATCCAGCCAGCGCTGCGATACATCAGCATCAGCTGCGGAATCGTCTTCCACTTGGAACCGTTCTTTTGGAACCAACCTTCATCTTTCGCCATCTGGATAGTGATGTCCGGACCGACGATCCTTTCTTTTGTCGCCAGTTCGATAGCCCAAGCGCGTGCGCCCCAGCTGTCTGTACCTTTTTCGCCAAACCATTCGTATTTGACGGTGCTGAAACGGCCGCACTCATTAAAGGTGGCAATCAGATATTTAGACGACCAACCTGGCCGGCCGTGCACGATGTACAGGTTTTGCATCACCATGAGTTCGTCCGCGCGTAGGCGATTTGCCAGATTCAGCGCGATCATGCAGTTGGCGATGTTTCCCTGATACTCTTTTGGCACCAGCGACGAAGTGGCGAAAGCCTTTGCGACGCGCTGCAATAGTTCGAATCCTTCTAAGTTGAAGAACCCAGCACGCACGTCTGTACTTGTGCGTTGAGGCTTCAATGTTGCGATGGTGGTGCTAGTGCTGGCTTGTTCAGGTGCTGACATGGTTTTCTCCGAGGTTGGATGGTGGTTTATTCGTGGTACATGCACGTCGACCAGCGTGCGCAGTACTTCGGACTGCACAGCTGTGATTGAGGGTTGGGAGGGAATAGGCCGGTCTTGAACATGACGGCCGCATACTCGATCAGACCTTTTTCGTCTTCGGTTCCGACCATGATTTTCTTGGCGTCGAATACTTTGCTGACGCCCACATTTGCGTTGCTGGTGGTCTGTAGGCCAGTGATCTGCGCGCCGAAAGTCGGCTCACCGTCCGTTTGCTCGGACATGATCTGATAGGCACCCAGCTGGGCTGACCGGCCTTGAATGGCGACGACGCCGTTGCTGATGACGCGCGCGCCAGTCTTCAGGTCGTTGATGATCTTGCCGCCGGCCGAGCGCACGACCCGGGCGCGGTCCATGGTTCCCTTCAAGCGCACCAGAATGCCGTTGCCGCAGTCGATCGAGAACGGCTCCAGCGGCATTTCGACGGACATGTAATCCATCTTCGGCGCAATCTCGGTGCAGTACTTGACGCTGAGAACAAGGCCGATCTTCTCTGCCTGCGCAACGGTGATGTCGTCCTGGCGATAATCGACGTCGCCCTCGGGATTCTTCAGGGTGTCGACGAACACGCCGGCGGCATCGTCAATGGAAATCGGCTCACCAGCCAGGCGACTGCTGTCGAACGCGGCGGTGCCGGCATGAATGGCCGTGCCGAGCTGGGCGCGCAGGCCGGAAGGCTTGCGGATGCCGAGAATGTGCTCGCCTTCCCAGCGGTGTGCGCAGTCGAAGAGCGAACCCCACGACGAGGCGCGGACGGTGAACTCGTTCATAGCGCACCAGCCTTCTCGACGGCCAGCCGGGCGGTTTCGTACCATGCTGGGCCAGTGCCTGGCTTGTATGCGAAACTCGTAAGGATGGCCTTGGACGCCGCCAGCAGATCGTCGTATGCGTTGGCACGGTTGATCAATTCTCTGACTGCCGCCTCATGTTTCGGGCTGCGTAGATCCTCAGACATGCGCCAGACCAGCAGGCCAGCACCTCTGTGATTGCCAATGTTCAACTCGATCCAGCTGCCGGAGTTGTCGCTGACGAAAGTTGCCAGCGCCATGACGTTGCCCAGCGTGTATTTTTGCTCGCTCATTTGGCGTCGTCCTTATAAGAGGCGACGGGGAACGTCATGTACTCAGAGTCGACGGTCAGCAGCTTGAACAGGCGCTTGTTCTGCTCGACCAGGGCGGCCTGCTGACGCTTCTTGTCGCGCGCGGCTGCCCGGGCGTCCAGCGTCGGCATGACCACGCATTGCAGCGCGAGGATGACGGCCAGGCCGACTGCGATGCCGACCGCCTGCGGGCTGACCTTCGCCGTGCTCATGACCGAAATGCGCCAGCCGAACAGCGTCACGGCGCGCGGTGCAAAGCCGTTGTACTCGGCCCAATAGAGGTGCTGGCGCCGGGTGTTCTTGATGGTGATCATCAGCGGGCCGATGAACATCAGGCGCATGCTGGCGTTACCGTAGGTGCGGATGAACTTGCTCATGTGGACCTCCGCAGCTGCTGCACCGTCGCCTTTGCCGGCGCGCTGACCGATGGCTTGGCGTCGTCGACGCGCGTCAGCTGGTCATTCGTCGCCAGGATGAAGAGAAAGGCAAACACGGTGACGCCGGCGGCGAACAGAAAGCCGATGCCGATCCACTTCGCAGCGAATTTCAGGCCGCGGCAAATTCGGCGGCCAGCGCGGCGCAGAGTAGGGCGAACCTGCCAGCCCAATGTGCGCAACCAAGCGCGACGGCTTACACCGTTTTGGCAGTGGTTGATCATGCGGCACCTGCGGCGGTGAGGGCTGCGCGGGCGACGAAGCGAGGATTGCGCGCTCCGGACTTGAGGAATTCGCCATCGCTGTCGTGCCAGTGGTCTGTAGCTGCCAGCATTCCTTGCAGCGCCTTCACCAGCGCGTCATGCGATTGATAGGCCGCGACCAGTTTTTCGACCAACGCGTCTGCGTGTGCGGATCGAGGAAGGTCGATTCGTTGCTTTGCTGTGGCGTCAAACTTCTTGTCGCTGATGCAGAACGAAACGGACTTGGCACCGTATAGGGCCAGAATGTGCAGGTCGCTCATGCCGCCACCTCTTCACGTTGCATCGCATACGCTTCGGTACGGTCGTCAGCTGCGCTGTCCTCGCCGAACGGTGGATTGCGGTCGCAGTGATAGCCGAAGTCCGCCAGCTGCTGGTTGCTGAACAGCTCGGCGATGTCGATCGACTGGCCGGTAAGGGTGACGGACTCGACGATGTAGCGGTCGTCGTGCTTGTCTTGATATCCGTAGAAGTCCAGATAGTGATTACCGCTTAAGAAGGCGGTCGCCAGCTTGACCAGCTTCTTGCCAACGGTTGGCTGGGCAGGCTGTAACGAGAGAATGGCTGACATGACGCGCCTCCGATTAATAACCGAGGACGTCGCGTGCTGCCAACATCGTTGCTGGAACAACTTGGCGCTCAATGAATACGGCGCTGGTTTCGAGGTGCACGCACTCGATCGCGATTGTCAGAGTGCCGTCGCCGTTATCAACGGTCGGTTCTGCTGGGTAGTGGTTGTCGATCCATGCGATCAGTTTTTGTGTGTTGGACATTTTTCGCTCCTTGGTTTAGTTCTCTTTCTGAACCGTTGGAGCAAGTATAGAACTCTAAACACAATAAAGTAAAGAGTTCTAAACAAAAAGTTTAGTTTTTTTGTTTTTCCGGCGAAAAAAAACCGCCCGAAGGCGGCGGATGCTGCAAGTGGCCGTTTTTACGCTGGAAGGAATTTCAAGAGACTGGTATAGGCGAGGGCCGCCGCTGGAGCGGTGCCACCGACGATTGTCACGATGTTTGCCAAATCTTGGACGACGGTTCGGAATTTATCGCCCTTGGTAGATGATGCAAAGTCGTTATAGTCCGCCATCCGCATTCCACCAAATGCTTTGTCCACGGCTGCTTCTAGTGGCTTTAGCCCAGTAAGGAACCGCTCTTCAATGCTTGTCCTGAGGCTTTCCATAACAGCTAGTAGGTGCATTTTTAAACTCGGCGAGAGGCTCGAATCGTCAGAAATTTCTTTCTCGAGGTCCCCAAGCAGGGCGTACGCCTCATCAAGGTGCTCGGCATCTCTTGCCTTCGGGTGTTTTTTGCTTTCTATCAGCGCGCTGGCCGCGATCAGTCCACTGTGGGCGTGATCATCAACTTTCGAAACCACGTTTTGCCAGGAAGTGTTCGCAGTGTCGAATGCCCGGAAGATGTTGGAAGTCTGGGCGTGCCAATGCTGATTTACCTTGGGATGTAAATCTGGATAGAGCAACTTCATCGTTGACAGTACGTTGTCCGGGAGACCGCTGGCTAGAGACAGGCGGCGGCAAAACTTCTTAAAATCGCCGACAGACTCTAACGCGACGTGCCAGGTCGGTATGGCCGGTTCAGTAAATGGCAGCGATCGCATCTTGTCAATCAGATCAAGCAGGCGTTTTGCCGGGTTGTCCCATACTAAGATGGCTACATCGTCACTGTGAGGTGTCTGTTCTGTCATATTTTCTTTTCATTGCCGATCGGATCTAAACACGCGTTGTCGGTCGCGGTGCCAGCCGGTGATTAATCTCTAGGCGACTTGTACTTCACGAGCACGCCGTTTCTTGCATCGCGCAGAGCGGCGTCGATAACAGCAGTTCCCGTAGATCGGATGGTCTCCGACTTAACGAGACGGCCGCCAAAGAACGTCTGGAATTTTATGAATTCGCATGGATCCTTGCATGACGCGACTGACGTCATCTGCCCTTCCTTGGCCTGCACGGAATACCGTCCGTCTTTTTCGCTTAGATACCGAAACATCAAGAGCGGGTTAGCCGACTTACCCGCATCTTGATCATTTTTAGACAGGGCGCCTTCGTATCCATATTCGCCTTCCTCTTCCATCGCGTATCCGTGGGGCGGCTGCATTCCAGTTTTCACGCACTTCAATACGATGGAGTAACGAGAGTTCGGGACCTTCGCACATGTGTCGACCAAGCCGGCCGGCACTTTTTCTAAAGCGATCATCTCCGAAAACGCCTTTCCCTCATCTGCCTCGCATCGCTGTTGTTGCGATGCCGGGAAATCGCGCTTGCACATGTTGGTGATCATTTGCGCCGCGGTGAGCTCTTTTCGTTGTTCCGCAGCAGGCAACGATGACTGACTCCGATTTTCATCCTTGCATCCAGCCAGGATGAAAACGACAGACATCGAAAGCATTGTGATTTTTTTCATTGTTCTCCTTGTTTGTCGCCAGCGGTTTTTTTTATCGGAAACGCGTAGATAGTGGCAGTGGGGAAGGGGAGCGCCCCTTGCCGAGAATCGACCTTAGCCAGCCTTCTTACTTTTTGCTTGAATTTCAGCGTGCCATTTATGGGCCGTGTATTCGATGTGCTGGTTGATGTCTTTCTTGCCCTCGTCTGGAATGGTCTGATATTGCTCGAACGAAATGCTGAACGGCCATCCCTGACTGGCCTTTTTCTCGTGGCCGTCTCCGAGAACTAGCCAGATGTGGTCGTATCCCAGCGACTTCTCAATGTTCAATGCGTAATCCAATCGCATCGACTTGATCTTTCCGTCCAACCATTGATTCACGACGCTTTTTGAGGCGCCCGCTGCAATGGCGAGGCCGTTCTGACCCATGTTCGGCAGATCTTTGAGAATTTTTTCGATTCGTTCGCTGAGTGTTGTCATGTTTAAAACTCTAAACTGTTGTTTGTTTAGTGTGCTTGACCTTATTGGGTTTAGAGTTCTATACTTCGGCGCATGAACACTAAACAACTCGTTGCCCTGCTCGGCGGGCCTAAAAAAATCAAGGAGGACACGGGTCTCTCGAAAGGGCGCGTGTCTCAGTGGGTCTCCGAGGACCGAATCACACCGTCATGGCTGGAGTATTACCGCCTGAAACGCCCTGATATCGACTGGGCTACTTATGACGCCAGGACCGTTCTAGAAGAGGTGACGTCATGACCGCAGAAACAGTCTCTCCCGACGAACCGGCAAAAGCTCGCAAAACCGTTGAAAACCAGCACACCTATGTTTTGCAGCGACTTGAAAAGGTTTCTCAGACGGTTGTCGCTCGGAAAATCGGTGTAAGCGACAGCAAAATCAGCCGCGCCAAGGAAGACCTTGGCTCTGTGATGGAGCTGATTGTCGGCTGCGGCTTGAAGGTCGTGCCGTCTGATGCTGTCGTCATGACGCAGGAGGAAATGCGCGTCTTGAAGCGCTGGGGCATCGAATACCTGGAAGCGGATCTTGAGAAGGACCGACTTGCGGGGCATCTATGAGCACCAGGTACGGCTCTATATCGGTACGCAAGGCGATCACCGATTTCCTTTGCGATTTCCCCGCGAGCGAAATGCCGCAAATCTATAACGATGTGCGTCCGATCTTGGACGTGGATTCGGAAGTGGTGCGCCGCGCCGTCAGCAAGATGCGCGAAGAGGGTCTTTTGACCGCGGATACAGAACATCTGCGCCACTACAAATATTCGCTGGCAGAGGAACAGCCGCGCCAGCGACACCTGCCGCCCAGCAGATTCAAAGTCCCACTGGCCATGCGTGGCCCGGTTCTCTCTCCAATGGCCTGGTCGCTGCGCCACTTGCTGGGGGCAGCTGGGTGAATACATTCACGCTTCATCATGGTGATTGTGTCGACGTCATGCGCGGCATGGCCGACGCGTCGGTCGACAGCATCGTCACCGATCCCCCGTATCACCTGACTCAAGCCTCTCGCGGCGGCCACGCTCGCACCAATAATCCAGAAATGCCGCACGGTCGTCATCGCATTGGCGACAAGGGCTTCATGGGTAAGGTCTGGGACGGTGGCGATATCGCCCAGCGCGTCGAGATGTGGGCCGAATGCCTGCGGGTGCTCAAACCTGGCGGCCATGTCTTGGCATTCAGCAGCAGCCGTACCTATCACCGCATGGTGTGCTCGATCGAGGATGCTGGATTTGAAATCCGCGATCAGATCATGTGGATCTACGGCAGCGGCTTCCCAAAATCAAAAAACCTCGAAGGCGAACATGCAGGCTGGGGTACCGCGTTAAAGCCTGCGCACGAACCTATTTGCGTTGCTCGCAAGCCATTGTCCGAAAGGACCGTGGCGAAGAACGTGGCGGCACATGGCACAGGCGCGATCAACATCGATGCTTGCCGCATTGCGACAGCGGAATCACTCCGCGCGGGAGCCGGAACGACCTGGAAGAAAATTCATGAAGGCGAGGGGCGACACATTGGTGCCGCTGGCTGGGGCGGTCCTATGAAACGACTCACCGCAGCGCCAGGGCAGCAAGGCAAGCTTGTTCCTCGGACAGATCCTCATGACGGCGGCCGCTGGCCTGCCAATGTTATCCACGACGGCAGCGACGAAGTCGTGAGCTTGTTTCCAGCCCATGCTGGTGCGTTTGCCCCAGTTCTTGGCATCGAACCAAGCAGCTCAACCAAGGCTGTCTACGGGCAGATTAACAGGCAAGCATCGAATGCATTTCACGACGATACCGGCAGCGCTGCGCGGTTCTTCTACTGCGCCAAGACCAGTCGCGATGACCGTTCCGCCGAAAACAATCATCCGACTGTCAAACCGACCGATCTGATGGCCTATCTCTGCCGCCTTGTCACGCCACCCGGTGGTGTGGTGCTCGACCCTTTTATGGGCAGCGGGAGCACCGGAAAAGCATGCATGCGCGAAGGTTTCGAGTTCATCGGCATTGAGCTGGAGGCCGAGTATTTGGCGATCGCGAAAGCACGTATCGAACACGAACAGCGCCTGCCGCAGCAACAAAGGATGTTCGCATGACCGAATTACCAACCCCGTTGACGCCGGCCGACTGCGATTTGCGCGGCCTTCCATTCATGCCGCTGCAGGTTGTCACGCTGATGGATTCGGATCTGTTTATCCGGAGCACTGGCGATGAATTCAAGGCCGCCGTGGCGCTTTGGTGCAAGAGCTGGAATCAAATTCCAGGTGGAAGTTTGCCTAACGACGACATCGTTCTTGCGGATCTTTCTCGCGCAAAAAACTGGAAAAAAGTAAAAGCCATGGCACTTCGCGGCTGGATTTTGTGCAGCGACGGCCGTCTTTATCACAAAACTATTGCGGAAAATGCCGTCCGAGCTTGGGAAGGCCGCGAGGAATACGAAGAAAAAGCGAAGAACAAAGACGACCGCCAAACACGGTGGCGCTTGCGCGTAAAAGAACTATGCCAACAGCTCCGAGAGCTAGGCGTGACGCCGCCTAAAGGGGCAGGTATTGAGGTTTTGGAAGGTCTGTTACAGGACGCTATTGACGCTGCAAATGTAGACAGGCAAGCGTCTACAGATGCGTCTACAAGCGAGACAGGCGATACGTCTACCAGTGACAAAAGTGAGATTGCTAATAAGGGACAGGGACAGTGTAAGGGACAGTTAAGTAAACCCTATATCGGAACCGACACACATGATTCAGCCTTAGTAGGGGTCAATTCCGACCCCGCCGCGTGCCATGACGTCGGGCAAATCTGCATCGTTATGCGGTCCTACGGCATCAACGCCGGCCCTGGGAATCTCAACATCGTCGAACTCGCCAGGCAGGGCGTTTTTCTCGCCACTCTGCATGCCGCTTGTGCAGACGCGAAAAAGAAAAAGCCGAATGAGGCGATATCGCCGAACTTCGTAATCGGTTTTATCCGCAACTGGAAGGCTGACGCCGACGCCATGAACGTGGCAGGTGCCAAAGCACCCCGCAATACCCCCAGCAGCAAAGACAAATCCCGCGCGGCAGCCGCCGCATCCATAGGCCTCGGAGGCAAGCATGAGCAAAGAACTGTCACGATCGACGGAGCAACAGGCAATGTCGAAGATTGATCCCATGGAAATGCTTTTTGCCGAACTGTACGGCATGTTTGGGAACCAGTTTCTGGACAAATTCCGCAGCGGTCATGTCGTGGACGGAAAGGACACCGGCATTGAGCACACGAAAGCCTCATGGCTGGAGAAAATCCGCTCGCATGGCTTACGCATGCCGGACATCAAGCGTGGCCTGGCTGCATGCGAACGGTCTGTGTACGCCCCGAACTGGCCCGAGTTCTTGGCTCGCTGCCGTTCCGCACCAGACCTTGACGCCGCGATCAACGAAGCGCTGACGCAACTGAAGGCGCGCAATGACGGCAAGGACGTCTGGTCGAACCCGGCCATCTACTGGGCCGCACAGAAGGTCGGCTATCACGAAATGATGAACCTGCAGCACGACAAGCTGCGCCCCCGTTTCTCCGCCGCGATGGATGCAGTGCTTGCCGGGCCGATTGATCCGGTGCCGACTGTCAGCATCGCGCCTCGCATCGAAATGGCTCCTGTGACGCCGGAGAAGGTCGCTGAGTGCAAGGAAATCACCACTGAATTCACCACGCGTGTCGGTCGCGGTGGCGTTCCAACTGGCTTGCGCTGGGCGGAATTGATCCTTGAGCGCGATGCGCGCGGCGACAAGAGCCTGACGCTTTACATCGTGCAGCAGGCGCAGCAAGCGATTGCAAACGGCTGCACGGCCTGATCACCACCACCAACCGAAGGAGATACCCCATGAAGCACGAAAACGTTCCACAGCGCGTCATCCGAGTCGTCGCTGACCAGTTCAACCGTGACGTCGACTCCGTGAAGCCCGAATCCAATTTCTTGGATGACCTCGACGGCGATTCACTCGACCAGGTCGAACTGATCATGCAGATCGAGGATGAATTCGACATTGAGATCACCGATGAGAGCGCGGACAAGATCAAGACCGTCCAGCAGGCGATCGACTACATCAACGCGCTCTAACGGCGGGTCATGAAAAGCGCTTGGGATCGCGTCAAGTTTCGTGTCAGCCGGTGGCACGACGTTATGCCTGAGGCGGGCGACGAGCTGATGACGCGCACCGGGCGTAGGTATCTGGTTTTGGACGCGACTGAGAAATCGGTCACATGCTTGGTCTTGCCGAAGGATTCAGCGCCAGCGACAGGAAAGGTTTTCTGCTGGATGTGGGACAGCAGGAAGGCCAAGCCATGAGGCCCAGCGGCCGCTACGACCTGACCAAGCTGGCTGACTGCGTCCGGCTGGTCGCCAGCGCTAGGCCGAGCCGGGAATTGCAGGAACGCATGTTGGCAACGATTCAACGAACAAAGGGCGCACCGACCCGAGAAGAGATTATCGAAGCGATGAAGGAGAGTAAGCAAAATGAAAAATAATCTGGCGATTTACCAATGCAAGCGCACAGTTGCCGCGGGGCGGATCACCGACACGTACCCGGAGGGCATGCACAACACGCGAATCGAGGTCGTCGATGCTGATGGCAAGTTGGTGTTCTTGGATGTTGGGCGCAATTGGTTTGAGTTCCATCGCCCTGAGGCTGGCGGGTACTTCGTTGACTTCAGCGATGGACACACCGCATTCATCGCCAAGGGTGATTTCGAGCGCATGTTCGATCTGGATCCAGACTTCCGCGAGGTTGACCCGCCCGGCGACAGCTTCGGCAGCGCGGCCCAATGGAAGGAAAAGGCACAGGACTGGGCAGCTGAGTGCGAAAGGCTCAAGAAGCAGGAACTTGGGATGGTGCCGCCTCCGCTGATGGTCTACGACCCGAAGGACGGCATGCGCGAGGTGTATCCGTCCGAGGCGCGCCAATACCGCGAATGGCACGGCATGGTGGCTTGGCTCTACAACCCATTCACCGGTGAGTCACGCACGCCTGAAGCCGTCGGTACTGATCCGTTCGGCCTGCTGATCGTGGCACCGGCCAAAGATGCTGCGCCGGCCGAAGGACACCACGTATGAACCGCATATGGAGCTGGGCAGAGCTGTGCGCGGAAGCTGGTTTCCAGCAGGCGTTGCGCACCGTCAACGCTGACATCGCCGCGATCAATCTCGAATTTGAGCGTGCTGCGCCCGTGATGGCTGCGGCTGCGCTCAACGGCGGCACGCTGACCTGCGTCAGCTGCGGCGCCAAGACAGACGCACGCGGCGCCCTGCCGTGTGGGCATTGAGAGGGCGACGAAATGCTGATTGATGACATCGCCAAAACCAAGTCCTTGTCCGAGATGCTGGGCAAAGCTCTAAAGGCACTGCCGAAAGACACCGCTTCGCCAGAGGACGCCTATTTCTTTCATCACTTCGTGCTTGGGAACAAACAGCACATGATTCCGTATGAAGGCGAGCGTGACATTGTCCTTAAAGCTCAGGATGAACTTCGTCGGCTGGAGGTTTTTCAGATGAAGTTCGCGCACCTGCTCAAAGGCTTGCGCGATCACGGTGCCGAGCGCCTTTACGAAATCATCATGAAGGAGCCAATGCCATGAGTAACCTGACCAAACTGCCGCTCAACGGCTTCGCTCCGACAAACGACGATATCGCCAAGCATCTGCGCGAGCAGGCCGACGCCGTCGAGGCCGGCACCTTCTCCGATCTGCGTACAGTTTTCATCGTCTACGAAACCGTCGATGGCGCTCTCAAGCGCCAAACTGCTGGCGCGCCCTGCGATTTGGCACGCGCGATGGGCATCCTTTTCATGGCCATTGCCCAGGGGAGCGTATGAATCCGATCACCATCACTTTGCCGTACCCGCTTAGCGCGAACAAGTACTGGCGCCCGGTCATCATCAACGGCCATTCAATGATCGTGCCGACCAAGGAAGCCAAGCAGTTCAAGGCCGACGTCAAAATGTTTTGCTGGCGCGCCGGTATCCGCAAGCCGCTCGCTGGACGCGTTGAGGTCTGCTATCGCCTGTACCCTGCACGGCCGCAGGATTGGCAAAAGCGCATGCGCGTCGATGGCGCAACGTGGGACGACAGCGTGCGTTGCATCGATCTGGACAACGCGCAGAAGGTACTGCTCGACGCGTTCAAGGGCGTGGTGTTCGAAGACGACAAGTGGGTGCGACGCATTGTCGCCGAGCGCGCAGAGCCTGATGCAGATGGCGCGCGCGTCGTCGTAACCATCACGCCTTTGTCGGTCGAGCAGCCGCAGGAGTTGCTTTTCGCGGACTTCCCAGCATGAGCAACTTGCACCAAATCGCAAACCTGCGTGCAAAGCTGCTACGGCGCATCCGGATCAAGAACAAGTTGTACCGAGGTCGAGTGCGCTGTGCCAATTTCCGGAGCGGCACATGACCCTGCCGCGCCACGCCTACCGCGACCCGCTGGAACAGCTGCTGGACCGCGAAGCCAGGACATGCAAGGGCTGCGCCTTCGCCGTCAAGGTGTTCGACAGAGACACCTGCACCAAAGGCAGGAAACACGGCACACGATGCCGGCAATACATTGAATCGGAGGGAAACACCATGCTGCAACGATCAAAAATACCAAGCCAGGAGCGTCAACGCGACCCCGCTGAGTACTGCCTTGCCCTCTGGGGCTGGTGGATGACGCTGAATGATCGCGACTTGGGCGCGAAGGGAGGCAGCCGGGCTGAGAGCGAAGGCGACGCCAGCGCCATCAAGCGCGACATCGAGATAGCCGAGGCAACCGAGGCGATGATGGACGGCATGCGCGCAATCCACCTCTGGGCGTTCAAAAAGAAGTTCGGCCTAGCCCGGGTGTGGAACTATCCTAACGCCGACTTGGCAGTCGTCTACGCCGAGGCCGTTGCGATTTTGGAACCGAAATTGAAGAAAAACCTTGCAACGCGAACATTGTTTGGGTAAATTTCGCTCACAGGCCGTTTTTGCTCGTCCAGAGAAAAGTAAAACGGTTTAGAAAAAGCCTCGATCCCTCACCGGTCGGGGCTTTTTTCATTTCTCACGCCATATTCCTGCCGCCTCCGAGCGGCTTTTTCATTTTCAGGAGCCGTTATGCCTAAGATGCGCGCCAAGTTTGTCGTCACCAGTGTCGAATCGTTCGGCCCCACGTCCGAGCGCGTGAATTTCTCTGCCGTTTCGAAGTCCACGCCATACCCTGATGACGGCAGCGACGAAGACAACACCTTTGCCAAGTTCTCGCCATCCGCGAACTGCAGCATCACTATTGCCAACCCGGAACTGATCGGCAAGCTCAAGGCAGGCGAAAAGTACTACGTCGATTTCACCCCGGCCGAATAAGGCCACGCGAAACCCGACCCATGCCGATTCAAGGCATGGACCACCGGTGAGCGATGACTAGCTGTAGCAGCGGGTGTGCACCTGTCGCATGCTTACCGCGCCGGACGCTGTCACCGGCAAGAACAAGGCAGGGTAGAGCAGTTGGCAGCTCGTCAGGCTCATAACCTGAAGGTCGTTGGTTCAAATCTAGCCCCTGCAACCATATTGCGTCAATAGCTCAGTGGTAGAGCAGCAGCCTTCCAAGCCTAATACCAGGGTTCGATTCCCTGTCGACGCTCCAGGTGTCTCCTCCTACCTTCGGGTCGGACTTGCCCGCAGCCGGAAACGGTCGCGGGCTTTTTTATTCTGAATACTCGGCAGGTCACTTCGACTTGCCGATCAGTCTATGGACCGTCCATGCTGCAAGCCCACATCCAAAAAATGCGAAGAGAAGTCCGGGGACAAAGCTAAACAAATTTATCTCGGCACTGCCGGCCTTGATGGTCATCGTCGCAGGCTCTTGATCGGCGCCGCTGGCAATAAGTAAGTAGCCCAAAGCGATTGCGGTCAATGCTGTGGCGAACGAGCCGATCGCCGTAACGATGCTGATATGAACGGTTGTTGCTGGCATGGCGTTTCCTTTTTATTGTGATCTGCCCATTGTAGCGTTTTGCGCTTCACTCACCCGATAGCCGGTTCACTCGGGCCAAAGGCCGGCAGCCGCTGACGTAGAAGGCCTGACTCCTTCCCCAGAACATCGGGTTTTCGATGGCGCGGGCAGCGGCACAAATAAAAACGGCCGCAAGCATATGCGGCCGTTTGTCTAAGGCGTGGGAGGTTACTTCTTAGGTTTGGCAGGTTTCACTGCCTTCGCAGCAGGCACCTTTGCTTTAGCAGCAGGAGCCGCCTTCGCCTTAGCGGGCGCTGCCTTCTTTTTCGCTTTGATGGCGTTTCCGTTCAATTCGAAGACTTTGGCGAACTCAGTCCAGTTCAGAGATTTCCCATTGACGCTGTTGCCAGCGGGCCACCATTCGATCGTCCCCTTGCTCAAGTGGATTTCGCCAAGTCGGCCCTTGGTGCCTTGAACCGTAATAACAGTATCAACCTTGCCCAGATCGACTTCGGGCAATTTAATTTTCAGATCGGCCATGTGTCTTTTTCCTTGTTGTTTGATGGAAACCCATCATAGCAGCAACTTGCGCCGTGCATCGGCCACAGCCAGCTCTTCACAGTAGGTATCAACATGGGACGCAAATCCTCACTCACCGAAGAACAGTGGCTGGAAGTCGAACGCCGCCACGTCTTGGAAGGTGAGTCGATCAACTCCCTGGCCGCCGCGTTCGGTGTCAACGAATCCTCGATCCGCCGCCGCATCAAGCCGAAGAAGGCGGAAGCGCCGACGCCGGAGAACCCGCTCAAGAAGCTGGCGGCCGACAAGGTGCGCGCCGATGCCGAGAGCCGCCGCGTGCTGGAGCAGATCGCCGAACTGCCTTACGCCAAGCAGGCCATAGTCGAAAAGCTCGCCAAGAAACTGGAGAATGTGAGCGAGCATCTGGCATCGGCCGCAGAGAAGGGCGCCGCCTCCGCGCATCGCCTGTCGCTCCTAGCCAGCCAGCAGCTCGACCTGGTGGATGACGTTGACCCGCTGAAGAGCATTCGGGCATTGCAGGGCGTGGCGCTGCTGACCAAGATCGCGAACAGCACCAGTGAAATCGGCCTGAACCTGCTGCGCGCCAACAAGGATTCGCTGCAGACGGACGACGAGCCGCCGACGCCGGTCGCCATCACGTTCCAAACCAAGGACGCGAGCAAGCATGACCACGATCAGTCCGACGCTTAACGTCCCGCAGACCCAATTTCTCCGGCTTCCGCATAAGTTCAAGGCCTATGTTGCAGGCTTCGGCTCTGGTAAGACATGGGTTGGTTGCACCGGTATCGGCATGCACTTCTGGCAGTGGCCTGGCATCAACCAGGGCTACTTTGCCCCGACCTACCCGCAGATTCGCGACATTTTCTATCCGACGATGGAAGAAGTTGCGTTCGGTATGGGCCTGCGCACGAAGATCAAGCAGGCCGATCATGAGGTTGAGGTCTACGCAGGCAATAAGTATCGCGGTACCGTAATTTGCCGATCGATGGAGAAGCCGGAGACCATCGTTGGTTTCAAGATCGGCCATGGGCTGGTCGATGAGCTAGACGTAATGCCGATGGTAAAGGCCGAGAAGGCTTGGCGCAAGATCATCGCCCGGATGCGCTACAAGGTGCCCGGCGTGCTGAACGGCATCGACGTAACTACGACGCCCGAAGGCTTCAAGTTCGTCTATCAGCAGTTCGTCAAAGCGGTACGGGATAATCCGGCGCTGGCTGGCATGTATGGACTGATCCAAGCCAGCACCTATGACAACGAACTGAATCTACCGGACGACTATATCCAGTCGTTGTTCCAGTCATACCCGCCGCAACTGATCGAGGCGTACCTACGCGGCAAGTTCGTCAACCTGGCGAGCGGAAATGTATATCCAGACTTTGACCGAATCCTTAATCACACAAGCGAATCCATTGCCGAAAACGAGCCGCTGCGCGTCGGGATGGACTTCAACGTCCATAACATGACGGCGTGCATCAACGTGGTTCGTGATGACATGCCGCGCACGGTTGCCGAAAGGGTAAAGGTCCGCGACACGCCGGCGATGGTAAAAATATTGAAAGAAGACTTCGCCGACAAGGGGCATCACATCACGGTCTACCCCGATGCTTCTGGCGGCAATACCAGCAGCAAGGACGCCAGCGAGTCCGATTTATCGATCTTGCGTCAAGCTGGATTTCAGGTTGAGGTCAATCCGGCAAATCCGGCCGTAAAGGACCGCGTCAACGCTTACAACGGAATGATCTTGAACGCGCAAGGACAGCGGCGCTGGAAGATCAACACTGATCTGTGCCCAGTCACTACCGAGGCGCTGGAGCAGCAAGGCTGGGGAAAGGATGGTCAACCCGACAAGAAAACCGGGCATGACCACCCTAACGATGCAAATGGATACTTCATTGTGAAGCGATATCCAATCGTGAAGCGCATTGCGCAAGTACAAAACCTCGTTATTTAGATCGCAAGGAAAGCATGGCTGCCACCGTCAACAAACCGTCCGCTGCAGTTGATGCAATGTCCGAAGACTGGGCAAAGATCGATGCACTGGTAGGTGGCACGGCCGCCATGCGCCGCGCGCGCGAGCGGTACCTGCCAAAGTTCCCCCGCGAAGATGACGCCAGCTATGACTATCGTATCAAGACATCTACCTTGTTCAACGGCCTGGGCCGCACAGTCGAAAACATGGCGGCAAAGCCATTTGTAAAAGCGATAACCTATACCGACGTCGACGAAACGGCTGAAAAGTGGTTTGAGAACATCGACATGTGCGGCAACAACTTGACGGTGTTTGCCCATAACCTAATGACGGCCGGCATGAAGTACGGGCTGACTCACATTCTGGTCGAGAATCCGGTGACGATGGGAGATGATGGGAAGTTGCTCTACAAGACCAAGGCGGCGGAAGAAGCTGCGGGTGTACGTCCATATTTGGTGCACATTAGTCCTCAGCAAGTGCTTGGCTGGAAGAGTGCTAAGGGTAAAGATGGCACCGAGGTAGCGACTCAAATCAGAATCATGGAGTACGTAGAGGAAAGCGACGGCGATTTCTCAACCCGCACCGTGCCTCAGGTTCGCGTCCTTACACCAGGTGCCTGGGAAACATACCGAAAGAACGAAAAAGAAGAGTGGGTTCCGTTTCAGAGCGGTAAGATGTCGCTCGATTTTATCCCACTGGTGACGTTCTACACTCGGCGTACTGGCTTCATGACCGCGGTGCCGCCGCTTCGCGACTTGGCAGACCTAAACATCAAGCACTGGCAGTCGTCCAGCGATCAGGACTCAATCCTGCACACCGCGCGCGTGCCGATTCTCGCTATCAGCGGAATCACAGAGGACACGAAGATTGAAATTGGTGCCAAGTCAGCATTGATGTTGCCGGTCAACGGAAAAGCAGAGTACGTCGAACATTCCGGCAAGGCCATCGACGCTGGCCGCACATCTCTGCAAGATCTCGAAAACCAAATGCGTGCGATGGGCGCGGAGTTGTTGATCGAAACACAGGTCGAAAGCACAGCAACTCAGAACACCATCGAGGACAGCGAGGCCAAGTGCCAGCTTTCGCGAATGGTCGAGGCACTCGAAGACTCGATCGACAATGCAGTCCAGATCATGCATGAGTGGATGAAGATGGAATTTGCCGGTAGCGTCGACATATTCGATGATTTCTCATCCGGTGCCGTCATGCAGGCAGCTGGCCCGTTCATGCTGGCACTCGTACAGGCAGTCCTCAACGGCATTCTGTCAAAGGAAGACGCTTTCGCCGAGATGCAGCGCTACGGCATCGTCAATCCAGATCTGGTATGGGCTGATGTTTTGGTCAAAATCAAAGCCGACCCGCCATTGACGCCGGAGGTGAAGAAGCCGGTCGAGACGGTATAAAGAAGTAGTTTTTCGAGGCCATCCAATCAAACGGATGGCCTTTTTTATTGCCGCTAGCGGATGCGACGCGGTGCAAGGTCAGATGACCATCGACGGGCGGATGCCCATGAAGGATAGATATGCCATTCAAATTTGATGCTTCAGGAAATATTGTCACCACTGGCGAGGGAGCCAATAAGCAGCCTGTTTTCGTTTATCCAGACGGTCGCGAAGCAGCATTTGATGCTGATGGCACGATTTCGACGATATCCCGTCTCAACGGTGAAGCCAAGAATCACCGCGAGCGCGCCGAAGCTGCTGAAGGCAATTTGAAGAAGTTCGAAGGCATCGAAGATCCTGAGGCGGCAAAGAAGGCCATCGAGTTGGCAAAGAACATCAAGGATGGCGAGTTGGTCACTGCCGGCAAGGTTCAAGAAATCAAGGATGCAGCGACAAAGTCGGCGCGCGAGTCGGTAGAAGCCGCGACCCGCGCCGCAGCCGAAAAGGAACGTGCGCTTACAGAGCAGAATAACAAGCTGACTCAGGATCTGAACAACCACATCATTGGCGGCAGCTTCGCGGGTTCGAAATTCATCGCTGAAAAGCTGGCGATTCCTGCTGACATCGCGCAAAAGGTGTTTGGCGATCGCCTGAAGGTCGAAAATGGCAAGTTGGTTCCGATGGATGCGAACGGTAATCCGCTGTTCTCTGTAGTGCGCCACGGTGAGCATGCGACCTTCGAAGAGGCAATTGAGGTCTACGTCTCCCAGTACCCAAACAAAGACATGATCTTGAAGGGTTCCGGCGCATCTGGCGGCGGTGCGCGTCCAGGTGCTGGGGGCGCTGGTGGCAAGAAAGAGATCAGCCGTTCGCAGTTCACTGCACTCTCTCCAAATGACCAGATGGCTGCCGTCAAGGAAGGCACCGTCGTCGTCGATTAAGTACTCGTAGCATTGCAACCAAGGCCCGCACCACGCGGGCCTTTTTGTTTTATCTGCACCCGTATCTCACTGGCCGTATCCCCGGATAGGGATTGGCGCTTGGGCTGGATGGCCTGTCGTTTCAAAAAATTCAAGTCACCCAACTTTAGAGGCAATTCCCATGAAAAAGATTTATCTGGGCGTGCTGGCATTTGCTGCCTTCGCGCTGTCTTCTGTCGCTTTTGCGGCAACCACGGCTATCAATGTTTCTCAGAAATTCGCACAAAATGTGTCGTACCAAGCTGAGCGATACACGCGTGCCGTTGGTATCGTCCTGCATGCACACCTGGTCAACTACCTGTCAAAAACAGGTCTGATGCTGGGCGCAAACTCGCTGACAGGGTTAATTCCAACGATTTACGAAGCGCTGGACGTCGTCTCGCGTGAGATGGTCGGTATGATTCCGGCGGTTTCCCGCAACTCCAGTGCTGAGCGTGCATCGGTCGGTCAGCAAATCCTGATCCCAATCACACCGGCCACTACCCTGGCAGACAACACACCTGCTGTGACTGCGCCAAACACTGGCGATCAGACCATCGGTAACGTGTCGATGACCATCAGCAAGTCGAAGCACGCACCGATCCGTTGGAACGGTGAAGAGCAAAATGGCCTTCTGAATGCAGGTTCCTATGCCGGTATCCTCAGCGGCCAGTTCCAACAAGCTTTTCGCACGCTGATCAACCAGATCGAAGTCGACCTGTTCACCACTGCATACCAAGGCGCATCCCGCGCATACGGTACGCCTGGTACTGCACCATTCGGCACTGCTGGCGACCTGTCCGATATCGCTCAAACTCGCAAGATTCTGGACGATAACGGTGCACCACAAACCGACCTGCAGTTGGTTCTGGGTTCGGCCGGTATTGCGAACCTGCGCGGTAAGCAAAACGTGCTGTTTAAGGTCAACGAAGCCGGTTCTGACCTGCTGCTGCGCCAAGGCATCATCGGCCGTCTGGAAGGTCAGGACGTGCACAACTCTGCTGGCATCACGCCACAGGTCAAGGGTACTGGCGCTTCCTACACCACGACAACCGCTGGCTTCGCAGCCGGAACCACGCAAATTCCGCTGATCACCGGCACCGGAACAATTCTGGCTGGCGACACAGTTACCTTTGCGGGCGATGCCAATAAGTATGTCGTGGCAGCCGGGATTGCAGCGCCGGGTACGGTAACCATCGCCGCGCCTGGATTGCTGCAGGCGATTCCAGCCGCCGCAACAGCCGTCACCGTCGGTAACAGCGCGACGCCAAACCTGTCGTTCAGCAAGTCGGCGATCCAGCTGATCACCCGTGCACCGAAGATGCCAATCGGTCCGGACGGCAAGGCGATGGACATGGCCGACGACGTAATCACCGTGACAGATCCGGTCTCGGGCATCTCGTTCGACGTGGCCGTCTACCGCCAGTTTATGCAGATCGTGTACCACGTTCGTCTGGCTTGGGGCTTCCAGGCCATCAAGTCGAACCACATCGCGATCATGCTGGGCTAATCCCCAGCATCTGCTATTGGCGAAATCAAAGGAGCGGGGTTCGCCCCGTTCCTTTTTAATTGGAGAACAGCATGAGTGCAGTAGAAACCGTACAAATCAAGTCCGAAGTCTCGGAAGACAACCCATTGGGCTATGTCGTCATCAACAAGACCGACTTTGACGAAAAGAAGCATGCGATTTTTGAACCCGCCGAAGTGACCAAGAAGGCAGACCTGACGGTTGATCAGATCAAGGCAGCTCTGGCGGAAAAGAAGGTCACCATTCCCGCCGAAGTGACCAAGAAGGCAGACCTGCAAGCATTATTGGACGCAGCAGCTTAATTCACAGGCAGCGCCCAATAGGGCGCCGCTGGTTAATCCCTGTTGTAGAAGGAAATAAATCATGTCGCTGACTGCCGCGCAGATGACCGATACCCGCCGCTACATGGGCTATCAGGTCGTCGGTACGACCATGATCATCAATGAAAGCCAGGACGTGATCTACGGTCAGTTCGGTATGTTGACAATGTCCTTATTCCAGCGATTGTCGACGCTAACGCCGGAAGAGGAGACAGTCCTGATCGGCACCTATCTGACGAATCTGCATGATCTGGAATCAGACCTCTTTTCCATTCGCGAAAACCTAGACACGGATAAAGCAGCTGTCTGGACTCATAACAAGTCGGAGACATCAGACCGATTTGCGCTGTACAACCGCGTTCGTAAAGAACTTTGCAGTTTTATCGGATTCGCTCCCGGCCCTGGCATCTCAACAGGAACCATCAGCCTGGTTCGGGGATAATCATGGACTACGCGAAACTACAAGCCCGGATCAACAAAGGTTACGGGCTGGCCGCCAAGCGCATCGGGCCTCCCAACACCGTCTACCGGGCTACGGCCGCCACGGCTGCAATGGGCGAGACGGTGACCGTTCTCAGCGCCAGCTTCAACGCGGAGGACATGACCTATAGTCGTCCGAACAAATACGGTAAGCCAACTTGGTATGGCGTATTCGACGGCACTCTGGTGCACGTTGGCGACTATCTAGTCGGGGAACAGGGAACGTTCTTCGTAGCGCAGATGCAGCTGACGCTGCCGATCTTACTGGTTCAATGCAATCGGACAATCAATTTTTTGCGCGCGCCGGCGGCATCGGGTGTCGGTGCTCTCGGTTATGGCGGCATCACGGCCGACAACGAACATGCGTTGATGTCCGGCTGGCCAGCATCTGTCCTCCAGGGCACCAAGGGCGAAAAGGGCGACGCCATTCTGCCGGGGGACACCAAGACGCCGTGGTGGAACATCCTGGTGCCGGCGTACCCTGGCGTTGTGCTTCGGTCGTCCGATATCGTCACGGATGACCTGGACCGGCGCTACACAATTTCCAGCGCCGAGCTTACCGACGCTGGCTGGCGCCTGACGGCGATGCAGGCGGTGACGTAATGGCTGATATTTCCGAAGTGCTGGTGGTGTTGGCGGCGCAGGCGGCAGCAGCCGTCTATCCGAACGGCACCGGGCAACCATCGGTTGCCGACTGCGACGTTCGCGTGTACCCAGGCTGGCCGAACGCGCAGGCGCTCGATGCCGATCTGCTGGCCGGGAAGGTCAACATTAGCGTCTACCCAACGCAGTCGGAATCGAATACGACCCGATTTGATCGCCGGTGGCAACCATTCGCGCGGAACACGCCGACGCTGAACATGACGCTGTCTGGTTCTCATGTAACCGTCGGCGGCACCATCCCGTCGCCGTTCTTTTCGCAGAACCTTGCCATCCTGATCGGCACAGACGCCTACACCTATCCCGTGCAGGTTGGCGATACGCTGGCGACGATTGCGACAGGGCTTGCAGTTCAAATACCTGGCGCGAGCAGCAGTGGGGCAGTGATCACGGTTCCGGCCGGGCCGACGCCCGTACTCCGGGTCGGCTCGACGGGTACGGCCATTCAGGAGATAAGGCGGCAAAAACGGCTCGTCCAGATCACGATCTGGGCGCCTACACCGGCGCTGCGCGATACCGTCGCCAAGGCGGTCGACGTCGTGCTGGCTGATCTGGCGTTCCTGACTATGCCGGATGGAACCGGCGCGCGATCGGTGTATCAGGACAGTCCGATGACAGACTCTCTTGAAAAGGCCAAGACGTACCGGCGCGACCTGCGCTACAACGTCGAATTCGCAACAACCAAGCAGATGACCACGGCAGAAGTAGTCGTCGGCGTCGTTACGCAGCAAACCACCACGACCGGTGTGAATACTACGGTCAAATCATATTGAGGAACATTATGGCCAAGACCACCGCCGATAGCACCGCAACACCGGAAACACCTTCCTTCACCCTTGTGGTAGCGCATCCCTTCGGCGACTACGAGCGTGGCGCGGCAATCACCGATCCCGCAGAAATTGCCGAGGTGATGAAAGGCGAGAACGCGCACCACGTCCGTAAGGTCGCGATCTAACAGCAGCAAACTCAGATAGGCCGCCAGCTTGGCGGCTTTTTTTATGCAAGGCCACTCTTCTCCGGGTGGCTTTTTTTATTGGAGCGTCGCATGACGATTTACCAAAACGGGCAGTTGAATGCTGCCGGCCTGTATGCGCCTGGCCTTTACACCCAGGTTGTACCGCCGACCACGTCTTATATTCAAGGCGTCAACACCAATGTGCTCGGCTACGTCGGCGTCGCTTCTTGGGGGCCGGTCAACAGCGCCCAGTTGATCGGCTCGCCAACCGATGTGAAGCAGTATCTTGGCTTGCAGACCGTGCGCAAGCGCGACTTGGCAACAGCCGCGGCCATTGCGTTGAGTCTTGGTGCGACCCAGATGTACACGGTGCGCATCACCGATGGCACTGATGTGGCAGCGGCCATCCCACTGCTCGATACCGCTGGAACGCCGGTAACCGGTGCTACGCTGACCGGTTTCTACACCGGTGTCGAGGGCAATAAGATCACGGCTGCGATCACCGCCGGCACCAAGGCAAGCACGTTCAAGCTGGTGATTAACCGTCCCGGCTTTTCCGGCGAGACATTCGACAACATCACCGGTACCGGTGCGACGTTCTGGGCAAACCTGGTGTCTGCCGTCAACAACGGCATTTCAGACCAGCGCGGCCCTTCACAACTGGTCATTGCGACGATTGGAACATCCTCAGCAGCGCCGAACATCACCACCACATACACGCTGACTGGTGGTACCGATGGTACGGCCGCGATTACCGATGCAATGCAGATCGGCATTGACGGCGCCACCGCCAGCCGTTCGGGCATGTATGCGCTGCGCGGCACCGGTGTGATGACAGGCGCTCTGGTCGATCACACCGATTCGACAGCCTGGAACACGATTCTTGCATTTGGTCTTTCCGAAGGTATCTTCTTCGGTGTCGCCAGTCCAGTCGGCACTTCTGCGGCGGCTACGATTACCAGCCTCAACACCGCAGGTGCCGACGGCTACGGCCTCAAAGTGCTGATCGGCGACTGGGTGTATTGGCAGGATCAAGTCAACGCCCAGCAGCGCCTGCTGTCGCCGGCTACGTTCTGGGCAGCGATGCGCGCCACACTGAATCCAAATGAGTCGACGCTGAATAAGCCGGTGCTCGGCCTGATCGGAACGCAGCGCAGCGCACAAAAGCTGCCATACAGCACCGCTGAGCTGGCGGCTGTCGCGCAGGGGCGTGTCGACTATCTGGCAAATCCATCAGCCGGCGGCAACTACTTCGGTTTTCAATCTGACCGGAATGCAGCAAGCACGACATCGCAGAACAGCGAGACCTATACGACGATGACGAATTTCCTGGCGTTGTCGTTCCAGAGCGCTTTCGGCTACGCGATCGGGAAAGACCAGACACCTGACTTGCGCAAAGAAGTCAAAGATTCGATTCAGGCGTTTCTTTCGAACCTGTGGCTGAACCTGAAATATATCGGCGACGTGAACCGCCCTGACGTAGCGCCATACAGCGTCACGATCGACATCACCAATAACCCTGATTCGCAGGTCGCGCTGGGAGTGATGGCGGCCTATATCAAGGTCAAGTATTTCAGCATCGTCCGTGAGTTCGTGGTTTCGCTCGAAGGCGGACAATCGGTCTCCGTCGTCGTCAAATAATCCCGTCAAGTACCAAAAGCCGCTCCAGCTTAAGCCGGGCGGCTTCCTTTTTTGGAGCATAGAAAATGCCACTAAATGGTTTTTCAGTAGGTCGGGACAACTCGACCACGATCAGCACGGCCGACGGTACGCTGCAGCCGACGCTGATTACAAAATTCACCACCAAACGCGATTCGACCGAAAAGAAGATCAAGGGGCTGGACGGCGTCACCCGCACTCTGTCGTTTCCTGACGGCTGGTCGGGTGGCTTTGAAATCGACCGCCAAGACAGCGCTATTGATGACTACTTCGCCAACGTTGACGCCAACTTCTACAGCGGTCTAGATCAGAGCACCGGCACCATCATGCAGACGATTCAGGAAGTCAGTGGCGCGGTTAGCCAATACCAGTTTGTCGGCGTTACGTTGAAGCTGGACGATGCCGGCGACTGGATGAGCGACGATACCGTTAAACAAAAGCTGTCTTTCACGGCTGAACGCCGTATCAAGGTGGCCTAATGACGAAACTTACGATTAAGGCGACCACGCCGTCTGAAGCCATCGTCAAGCAGGCAGCGCTGTCCGAAGTCATTCAGGCAGGAGGGAAGACGATCAACATCCAAAAGCCTGGTGTTCTGGCGCAGTTCCGGATTGTCGAAATCGTCGGCGCCAAGACGGCGATGAATGCTGTCTACATGGACATGCTCATGCCGGTGCAGTGGGTAACTCACATTGATGGTGCTGAAATTCCCCAACCGCAGACACGCCTTGAATTGGATGCCCTGATTCAGCGTTTGGGCGAAGAGGCAATTGTTGCAATCGGTCGCCGTCTGGCAGAAATGGCTGTCGACGCAGAAAGCTCCGACACAGTAAAAAAATAGCGCGGGACCCCTCTTTTCGGCAGAGCTGTCATTTGCTTAAAAACGGGGTTCCGTTCGACGTGGCGTTTTCCCTGTCGGATGGAATGAAGGCAGCATTTTCAATCTGCATGGGCGAGCTGGACGGCCATCGTTTTAATTTTGAACGTGGGGAATGGGAGAAGCCAGCATGAATCTCTTTACGTTAGCCAGCTTTGGCGATCACCTTGCCAAGATGGCTGTAACCGTCGTGCTGGGCGAGCGCCAAGGTCTCAAAAAGGCAGCTGAAGTCGTTGAAAAAGAGGCTAAAAGTGAGTTTGGTACCTACCAAGGTGCAATCGGGCCATTTGACAAGTGGGCCGAACTTGCGAACAGCACAAAGGACGACCGGGTCGCCTCCGGCTACACCGAAAACGACCCTCTGTTGCGTGACGGGACGCTGCGCGACACGATTTCACACGAAGTTTCTGGACTCGATGCAGTGATCGGCAGCACCAGCGACATCATGGTCTATCAGGAACTGGGAACGGAAACGATCCCCCCGCGCGCTGTTCTTGGGCCGTCGCTGCTGCGTAAGGAAAAAGAGGTTCTGAAGATCATCGGTGTGCATACAGCCACGGCGATGTTGTCGGGCAGCGCGTTTTCGCACATGCCCACGATTAAGGAAGATTAGTCGAAGAAGGCAGGAAGGACGAAAAACAGCAGGAAGGCCAGAACGATCAGGCCGATGACGACAGATCCTGACCCGATGACTAACAAACTCAGACGCGTACCAAATGGTATGGACATCGCTGGTTCTTCGTCGAAGCGCGTTGCTCGCGGGTACTGGACCCGCTTAAAGCGCTCCGCTGCTTTCTCTTGAAGACGGTATTTGATGCTCATTTGGGTGCCTTGGTGGTTTGCCTGTTAAGCAATGTTTGCCTCATGAATATAGCACACCAGATTTTTCCATCAAGGAAGCCACATGTTTGAAGCATATAAAATCGGCGTAGCCATCAGCCTCACCAACCATGTGAGTGCTGGACTGGCCAACATGGTTAAGGATTTCGCCAAGACCGATGCACAAGCCGCATTGCTGCAAAAACGCATTGATAGCATCGGACGCGGGCTCAAAGGTGGCCTAATCGCCGTCGGTGCGGGTGCTGCCCTAGCCGCCATGTTCAAGCCTGCCATTGCTGATGCAATGAAGTTCGAGCGCGCGATGCTTCGCTTGAAGGATATTGGCGGCATCGATGGCAAGGTACTGGCGCAGGTGCGCGGTGACGCACTCTCCGGAAGGTATAAGGGTATTGGCGCTTCAGAGTCCGTCGACCTTGTGCGTGACTTGCATGCGGCCTTCGGGGATGCCAAGGAAGCACTTCATTTCATGCCGCTGTTCGCCGGCATGGCTCGCGTGACGCAGGGAAAATATGGCAAGTCGGCTGTCGCTGGCGAAGAAGATGTCCGCGCCCTGGCAAAAGTCGCCGAACGTCGCGGCGGCACCAAGAATGCCTCGGCGATGGAAAGCGCTATGGATCTGTCCATGATGATCCAGAATGCCTCTGGCGGTGCGGTGACGCCGAAGGACTTGCTGGCGTTCATGGCCCGCATGGGTGCTATGGGTAATGGCATGAGCAACGCCGGCATCATGAAGATGTGGGCTTTGATGCAAGAGCAGGGCGGCTCCAAAGCCGGTACCGCACTCAATTCGGCATTGCAGAACTTGGTCAACGGGCGCGGCACCGAAGGATCCGGATCAGTCCTGCGGAAGATCGGATGGGTCGATGAGAAGGCAAACGAACAGGGCCTACGTGCACTGTACGGTGACAACTGGGCAAAGCACCAGAATAAGGTCACGGCCAACTCGCTAAAGAACGCTGATATGGCGAAAGAGGACATGGTCGGCTGGGTGCAAAGCACCGGGCTACCGTTGATTGCGGCATACCTCGACAAGAAGGGAATTACTGACGAGAAAAAGCGCGAGAACGAGACCGTTTCTTTGTTGGCGCAAGCGCTGAGCAATCGCCTCGGAGCCGACTCGATCGCACTGATCGCCACGCAGCTGCCTCGCATCATGAAGGATTACCACATCGCAGGCAGCTCGGCGGGTCTGCGCGCAAGCATCGACAGCTACGATAGCAGCCCCATGGCAAGGTTTCAGGACTTGCACGCCAAGTTCGAAACGGCACTTGTGAATCTTGGGGAAGGTGCATTGCCGGTGGTGATTCCTCTGGTAAATCGGTTAGCTTCCGCCTTCAAGTCATTCAATGAATTTGCGGAGAAGAACCCCGATACTGTCCGCCGCGTGACATATGGAATTCTGGCGTTGTCCGCGGCACTAGTCGGTCTCGGTAGTGCGACAGTCGTCGTGAATGGGATCCGCGCTGTTGCGCTGGCGCTGCCATTGCTCTCGTCCGCTGCCAAAGGATTCGGTTTGGTTCAAAGTTCGCTCGCCTTTGCTGGCGTCGGAGCTGGAGGCGTGGCTGGGCTTGTCGGTTTGGCGGGGGCATTGAGCGGGATTGCTGTTGCATTTGGTGCGCTGTATGTCGCCACCAAGACTCTGTTCGGCATTCTTGATTGGTTGATGCCAAACGATAAGCATGCTGCTGGAACTGCCGCAGCCGTGCGTTGGGGACAAGGCAGCAAGGGTTCGACGACGCCGGCGGAAGATGCTCACCCTGGCCAGCATTTCGTGAGAAGCGGACGCGGCGGTTACTGGGTCAACAATGACGCAAGCATTCCGCCTGCGAAGAGCCAACAGCCAATACATGTGACAACGGTGCTGAAAGCTGATGGCCGCGAACTGGCGCGCGTGACATCGCCGCATTTGGCAAAAGGCATGCAAGGTAATTCTTCTTCCGGCCTGTATGACCCGAACCTGTCTCTACCACCTCCAGCATTGAATCGATAATGGCAACTACGATCCTCAAACTTGGCGACGTCACTTTTGGCGACACTGAGGCCGGTACGATTCCGTTCGGCGGCGACCAGAAGCTGAATATTCACAAGCTGGTCGGCGGCAAGCGTGTCATCAAGGCAATGGGCACTGACGACATCCCGCTGGAGTGGTCTGGGATATTCGTGGGTAGCCTTGCGCTGGAGAAAGCACTGACGCTGCAGCGGATGAAGAACGACGGTCGGTCGCTGAATCTGACTTGGTCGTACATGAGCTACGTGGTGTTGATTCGTACCTTCATCGCTGATTTCGAAGCACCGTTCAAGATCCCGTACCGAATTGTCTGCGAGGTCGCTGAAGACCGTACTGACCTGCCGCCGACCAATTCCGCGTTCGACGTCAATCAGGCCATCAACGACGACATGAACACGGCACAGGGCTTGTCGGACGACGTAGGCGACAGCACGTTATCCAGCTTGACGGCGACGCTCAACACAGCGATTTCTAACGTGTCGAATTTCGCCAAGGCCGCGCAGAGCACTATCAACGGCGTTTTGCAGCCGCTGAACGCTGTGCGGTCGCAGGTTGCTGTGCTGATCTCGGCTTCGGAAAACGTGCTCAAGAACGTGACGACGGTCGGCGGCCTGCTACCAAATAACCCGCTGGCCAAGAGCGTTGCCAGTCTGAGCAACCAAGTTAATTCAACCCTGGCGGCCGGCAAGCTGGCACAGATGAATGCAGTGCTGGGACGGATGGGCGCCAACCTAGGTCAGATCAATTCCAGCGTGAAGAAGGTCACCGTCGCAGGTGGAAATTTATACGATCTGGCGGCAAAAAACTATGGAAAAGCCACCGGCTGGACGACGATCGCCAGCGCAAACGGCGTTACCGATCCCGAGGTGACCGACGTCAAGACGCTGAACATCCCAAAAAACACGAACGACACCGACGGCATTCTGGAAGCGTAATCCCATGGCAACAAATTCGACAACGCAGCTGTCTGCACAGCCGCGCGGGATCGTGCAACTTAACGGTATCGCGATCGAAGGCTGGACGACCTTTGACGTCGACAGCAACAACTATTTTTCGGCCGATACCTTCCGGGTGGTATTTGTTGTCAAAGACTTGCCAGCCGATCGGGATAAGGCATGGTTTTCTGAGCAAACCGACATGTATGTGGAGCTGTTCGCCGGTGAGCCGGATGACACCACGGCATACAGTGCTGCCGAGCTGAAAAGCTGGATCTATGGCCAAGTGGATGAGATCTCTTTCGATCCTGTCGCTGGCACAATCGAGGTGAACGGCCGCGATCTCACGCGGGTGTTCATTGATGCCAAGACGACTGAAAAGTGGGTGAATCTCACTTCGTCGCAGATCGCTACGAAATTGGCGACTAGTCACGGCCTGACACCGGTCGTCACAGCAACGACCACGAAGGCTGGGAAGTTCTACGAGATCGATCACTCGAACATGGCAGATTCGCGCAGCGAGTGGGACGTTCTTTGTTACTTGGCCGGAAATGAGGGCTTCATCGTCTACGTGCGCGGCAAGTCGCTGTATTTCGGGCCGCCACCGGCCGCATCGACAGTGCCTTTCGAGTTGGTCTACGTCGAAGGTGAGAACGGCGGCGCACCATCGGCAAATTTTGAGAACCTGCAGTGCACTCGGGCGCTGACCGTTTCACGCGGCATACAAGTAGTGATCCGGTCATGGAACGCGAAGCAGCAAAAGGGCTTCACCGCTCAGTATCCGGCCAAATCTAAGACGATCCAAGCTGGTAAATCCAGCACCTTTGGCAATACGCAGATTTACTCCCGTGTCGTGCCCAATCTATCGCAAGAGCAGGCCACGCAGATGGCCCAGAAACTCTATGCGCAATTGATCCAGCATGAAATGAAAATCTCCTTTGAGATGCCGCCGGACGATGCGCTAGACACGACATCGATTATTCAGTTGATGGGTACCAATACGGCGTTCGACCAGATTTACTACCCCGATTCGATAACCCGGTCGATGTCGTTTGAGGGAGGCTGGAACATGCACGCTTCCGGTAAGAACCATTCTCCAGAATCACAAATAGGCTCGCTATGAACGGATATGACCAGCTTGGTAATGCCATGCGGGCGCAGGCGAGTCTTGGACAAAATCAGTTGTCCCTGCCGCGATGGGCCGAGATCAGCAGCTATGACCAAAATAACGGAGCGGTCAAGGTGACGATCCAGCCAGAGGGAAAGACCAGCGGCTGGATGCCAATGGGTGCCCTAGGTGTTGGCAACGGTTGCGGGGTGGCGGTCGGCCCGAATGTGGGCGATCTGGTGATGGTCGTGTTCGCTGAAGGAGATTTCAACTCTGGCGCGATCATCGGGCGGTATTTCTCTACGCAGAACCAGGCTATCCCGGTTCCGTCCGGCGAGGTCTGGGCAGTTCACAAGACTGGCTCGTTTATGAAAATGCTCACCAATGGCGACATCAGCTTCAATGCGGTCGGTAACTTCATTGCTGCGGTGACCGGCAACATGAATGCCACCGTGACGGGCAATACCACCATTCAGACGGCGATAGCAGCGGTGGTGGCCTCGGTTTCTGCTGCCATCACGGCGCCGACTATCAGTATCGGGGCAGCAGGCCAGTCGCTGAAGACTTTCGTCACCAACGTGTTTATTTCGCTGTTCAACAGCCATACGCACAAGATCAACGCGACAGGCTCTCAGAGCGATCCACCCCTGCAGCAAATGGCTGAAGGTACTCACACGACCACCACTATCAAGGGCGGCTAATGTTTGACTTGCATCACTACTACGGCTCCGACCTCGAATTGTCGGCGACGGGGGATCTGCTCGTCGCTGACGCGACAAGGACGGGTGAGCAGCGCTGCTATCGGCGCTTGCTGACCAACCCGGCATTGACGGATAGTGCCGGCAACGTGACGGCATCCCCTGATTACACGTTTGCCGTCAACTACGGTGCGGGCCTCGGCCGCCGGGTCGGATCACCCGTTGATATCGCCGAGACGACAGCGCAGATCAAGGCGCAGATGCAAATGGAATCCAGCGTGTCTCAGGCGCCTGTCGGCCCAGACGTGCAGCTGATCTCCAACGGCGATGTGCTGGGCGCAGTGATCCGCTACAACGACGCAACTACCGGCGATCCGGTAATCCTCAATTTCGATGTGAGCCAATAATGCAGACCTATTCCTTTACGCAGATCGTCCAGAACTTCGCGACGGCGGTGCAGGGGAGTGCCAAGAAGCTGCTAGATTTCAGCGAAGGGTCAACGCTGCTCGCGATCGGGCAGGCGATGGCCGGTGTTGGTCTCTGGTTCCAAGGTATGATCCTGACGCTGCTGGCCATCACCAGGGCGTCGACGTCCAGTGGGGCCGATCTTGATTCATGGTTCGCAGACTTCAATTTCCCCCGGATTGCTGCGAACGCATCATCTGGCCAGGAAACATTCTCCCGGTTCACACCGACGGCGCAGGCGCTCATTCCTGTTGGACCCGGTGCGGTGGTGCAGAGCAGTGACGGCAGTGTGCAGTTCGCGGTGATCGCCGACACGTCCAATGCGGCATACAACGCAGCGCTGGGCGCCTACGTGCTGCCGGCTGGGCAGGCGAGCGTGAGCGTTACGGTGCAAGCTCTGACGGCAGGGGCACTCGGGAATGTCGCAGCTGGCGGCATCAGCGACTTAGTGACTTCGATACCCAACGTCGACACGGTCACGAACGCAGTGGCTTTTTCCAACGGGTTCGACGCCGAGCTTGATCCTCCGTACCGTGCACGCTTCATCTTGTATCTGGCAGGTCTGTCGAAAGCAACCTTGGCAGCCATCGGTGCTGCAATTCTGGCAACCAAGCAAGGCCTGACCTACAAGATCATCGAAAATCTGACGTTCTCAGGCACGGCGCAGGCCGGTCTGTTGACTGTGGTCGTAGATGATGGAACAGGCACCCCCTCGTCGACGGTCAAGAACAACGTCGCAGCTGCCGTCGAAGCAACACGGGCGGCAGGCATCACTTACGGCGTGTTCGGGCCAACGCTGCTGACGGCGGTCGTGGTGATGAATATCACGACATCGACAGCGAGCGGGGCACCATCGCATTCAGCTGTGGCGGCCATAGTGCAGGCGGCGATCTTGGCGTATATCAACAGTCTGCCGATGGGCACGTCGCTCCAGTACACCTACTTATCGACGCTTGCCTACAACGCATCGCCTTATGTGACGAACGTCACAAGTTGGACTCTCAACGGCGCCAGCGCTGATCTTGTTGCTACCGGCGTACAAGAAATTAAATCCAATTCCGTGACGGTGAATTAATGGCAACCGGTGACAACAACGACATTTTCACACGGCTTCGCGGCTATCTACCGACAGGCTGGTTTCCGGATTCTTCGCCAAGACTTGAGGCGGTGCTGTCCGGTATCGCCTCCGTTTTGGCTGTGTCCTATGGACTGTACATCTACGCGAAAGCTCAGACGCGGATCCTGACGGCCACAGATGCTTGGTTGGACATGATTTCGTATGACTTCTTCGGGGATAAGCTACCGCGAAAGGCTGGTGAGCTCGACCCGGCCTTTCTCGCACGCATACGGGTGAACTTGTTTCAAGAGCGTGCCACCAGAAAGGCCTACATCTCTGTCTTGAAGAACTTGACGGGCTATACGCCGATCATGTTCGAGCCAGCGAACCCGATCGACTCTGGCGCGATGAATGCACCGACCTCGCCAGGCTATTGCGGAGTGGCGCGGATGGGATCGATTGCCATGCCGTACACGGTGCTTGTGACAGCATATCGGCCAACGCAGCAGGGTAACTCACTGGGTACCGGATTCACGGACGCACCCAAGATTTCAGCGATGAACACGCCAGTGTCGACGTCTTACCTCGGCTCTCTGTCTGCCTACACCAGCGCGGCCAGCGATGCTGATATTTACGCTGCTGTTGACGCGACCCGGGCAGGTGGAATCACCGCATGGGTCGGAATCACGAATCACCCTTAACGTAGTACGGCCCACTTTTAAGTCCGCCTAGAGCGGGCTTTTTTTATTGGAGAAAGCATTTTATGGACCGCATCGAGACCTATGTCGGGCAATCGATTTTGGAGTGGAGTTTCAGCAAGCCCGATCAGAATAAAATGGTCGCGCTGGGGAAAATGATTTCTGCGACACTTGGAAATTCCCCAATCGTCAATGGCTTGCCCTGCACGCAACAGTCGGTGCCGACCATGTTCGTCAACATTGGTGCCGGTGAGATCTATCAAGCTGCTCAGCTCGAAGCTACCGTCTGCGGCACGCTGCCGGCTGATACCACGCACACAATCATGAAGCAGGGCATTGCTTTGGACACCGTGGTGGTGCCTAATGCAGGCACCGGTGTGACTGCATTTACGCCGCCAGGCACATCAGGACAATCAATCAATTATCTGGTTCAGGCTCAGTACGCAGACTCAGACGTCAGTATCGACCCAACATCTGGTGCAACACCGGTCGTTCTGCCTTTTTACAACGCATCAAATCCGATTGCGCCTTATCAAGGCCCTAACGGATCCGGTGCCACAAGCAATACGTTCCGTAAGGGCATCGTCTCCCTGCAAGTCAAAGCCGGTACGGCAGCAGCCACTGGTTCGCAGGTCACGCCAACACCCGACGCCGGCTATGTAGGTCTATGGGTAGTGTCCGTCGCGTTCGGCCAAACATCGATTGTCACCGCCAACATCGCGGCCTATCCTGGCGCGCCGTTCTTGTCGTCGTCGCTGTTGGCATCGATCCAGACCGGCAACTTACAGTATGGCGTCGACGTTAGCGTCACCGCCAACGTGGTTCAAGGCTCGTTTCCGTTGCCACCGGCCAGCGTCAGCGACACGCAGCCGTTCTGGGTGAAGATCAAAAATGCCAACACAGGAGCCGTAACATTTACTCCGAATGCCGGTGTTATCGCAGCGTCTCCACTCGTTGGTGCCGCACATTCAGCGCTGCAAGGCGGGGAACTGGTCGCAAATGGTCGAGCATTGGTCGTATGGCGTCCTGACATCACGTCTTATGTGTTGATTGAATGCACCGGTGGTGCGGTTCAGGTCGCTAACGCGACGCAAAGTCAGCACGCGATTTCCATGGGGCAGGGCGATGCACGCTACGCTGCCGGCCTCGGTGGTGGTTTCCGAAATCTGACGGTCGACGCTGTCGGCGTGAACAACTACAACGTCGTGATCACTGCCGACGAGGTGGTGCTGGAGAACAGCGCCGGCCTCTTCATCACGCAGCGTACCGTCAGCAAAACCGTCAACATGAACGGTACCGTCGGCGCTCCACTTTCTATTATGTCGGCGCGCGCGGCGTCTGCTTGGTATTACCCATGGCTCTGGTACAACGCCACCCTCGGCTTGACGGCAACAATGGACATCAGTTCCACGGCGCCGACGCCTCCGACTGGATACTCAGCCGGGGACTACAAAGCTCGCTTGCCTGGTGAGAAATACACCGATGCGACTGCTGGGAAGTATCCACTGCAGCTACGAACCACCGACTACACATCGAAATATGTCTTGCTGGCAGGATCCAACGTCACTGCGCTGCCGCAGATGACGTCCGGAGCACAGGGCAACGTCAATACGCCGACATGGGTTGCAATCGCTGTAGGCGCGTTCGTCCCTCCAAATGCAACGAAGATCACCGTAGTTTTGGGCGGTGGTTCGACGCCAGGCGGAGCAAGCGCTGCTCCAAACAATCTCTACAGCTCGCACTCAAGTAGTAATCCACCGCCAGTTACCAGCATTGGGCAGACGGGGCCGCAATATGCCGTCACCGGAGAATTGGCGCTGGAATCCACCAACATCTATTACGCGTCGAGCGCCGCAAGCTGCGTAATGAACTGCTACAAATGGGAGAGTGCACGATGAGCTACGCCGTGAACAGCGTTGGCGCTTGGCGCGCCGTAACGTCGCCTGAGGATTGCTTGGAGGGGGAGACTTACAGCGAGCAGCAACCACCGCCAGCACCTATACCTGCCGCTGAAATTGTCCAGCAGAAGATCGCGGAACTTGAGGCCACCGTCACCACGAGCCGACTGATGGATGCCGTTCTCGGAACCGACGGTGGTTGGCTGCAAGGTGTCCAAAAGCAAATCGCTGACCTCAAAAAAACTCTATAGGCTAAAAATGGCAACTAAAGAAGAAATTATCGGGCTGGCCAACTCCATCATTGATGCAACAAACGCGTTGTCGGTGCAGCCAACTTCACCTGCAGCGACGCTTACCTGGCCGACACCCACGGACTGCCTGGCGGGCACTCCACCAGCAGCACCGTGGCCCTATGACCTCGCTTCTGACCCTGATGCTCACTCGGTTGATTTGACGTACTACGATCGCATGCATGCTGCCGCTCGGGATGGTTCAGTCTTGTTTATCGGGCATAGTCAGATTCAGCAGATGGATACAGCATCAGCTTCGCCTTTCGGTGTAGCCATGGGATACGGAGGGGAAACCTTCCGCCGGCTTATGGTGAAGCGCCTCAATCGGCTCGGATCAGGAAATCTGATTCACAGGGCAGGCGCCGTTGTTCTGCTTTCTGGCGTGTGCGACATCGGATCTACGACTTACTATGGTGCGCCGTCTACACATCAAGCAGCAGATACAGTCGCAAACCTTATGTATCGGCAGCTTGCTGGGTGGGCGACGGGGAAGTGGGTCATCGTGAAATGCCTGCCTATCGATGAATTCTCGGCATCTGCGCCAGGATACAACGCCGAAATTGATCGTATGAATGCTGGAATCGTTGCTGCAATGGCTGCTACTACCGCTAACGTGCGGTTCGTCGATATCAAGTCTCAGGTGATCGATTCGGACGGAAACCTGCGTGACGACTGTCACATCGGCGACGGCGTGCACTTAAGCAAACTGTCGCAGGCAATTTTGACAGCCGGCATCAGCGCAGCGCTTCAATCGCTCGGAGTCCAGTAGTAATTAAAGAAACTGTTTATTTGTGAGATGCCCGCTTAGTGCGGGCTTTTTTTACGCCTGGAGTATCCATGTCGGTTACAGACATTCACGAAGAAAAAAATACGTTCACGGTGGACGTCAATGTGCCAGGCCACGCGCCGCGAGGTTCAGCGACGCCGTTGTTTGAAAAGTCGCGACAACATCTGATCGAACGGGAAGGGGGCAGGTGTTGGGTGTGTGGCTGTACCGCCAAGGAAACCGGCCACCCGATGGAAGCGCATCACTACCCGATCGAGCGTTCCTTTGCCGAAATGATCGACTGGTCACCTGGATCACAGATCCGTAAGGACTTTCCTTCATTCGGCTGGGGCAGTTTTTCCGAGGGTGAAAAGTGGGTCGATGTTGCCGCTATGCCGCCGGATCCTGATGATCCAAATGACGTCGGAGTACCGGCGCAGAGGGTCTATGTACCGGCAAATCCTTACTTGTTCGTCGACGACATGAACGTCAACGGCCGTCTGCTATGCAAGGCTCACCACATCGGCAAGGACGAGGGCGTACACGGCTTGCCGGAGCCGGTCTGGCTGGCGCAGCGCTACGGCAAGGACGGCTACAAGTTTAGTGACGTCGAAATCATCCACCATGAGCAGGGGGCCTGATGGATATCGAAACATTGCGCATGGTGGTGGAGTTTCTTGCCGTCCCTTTTGTGGGACTTTTTTTTTGGAATTTCAAGGTATTGAAGGCCGAGCTGCGCGAAGAAGTGATTGCGCGGGAAGGCCTAAATCGCGACTTGCAGGATTACAAGCTGCATGTCGCGGAAACATATGCCTCGAATTCTGACCTGCATAAATTCGTCGAAGCAGTCTTCAATAAGTTGGAGCGTATCGAGGACAAAATCGACAAAAAGGCAGACAAGCCATGAACAAGACTGCATTTATCACGTTGATCGCCGCCGGTGCCCAGGAGTCAATGCGCGCAACCGGCGTTCCGGCCAGCTTTACCATCGCACAGGCCGCGCTGGAGTCAGCTTGGGGCGAGTCAGGTCTGACCAAGTCCGCAATGAACCTGTTCGGCATCAAGGCCGATAAGGGATGGAAAGGGCCGACGGTGACCATCCCGACCCGTGAATACGTTGACGGCAAATGGGTGACCGTCCCAGCGCTTTGGCGCAAGTACTTGAGCTGGGCTGAATGCCTGACCGATCACGCTCAGTTCTTCATCGTCAATAAGCGCTATGCCCCAGCGTTCAAGCATACCGACAACGCGGAGCAGTTCGCGATCGCTATCGCCGATGCTGGCTACGCTACTGACCCGCAATACTCCGCCAAGGTGATTGCGACTATCCGCTCTAACAACCTGACCACGTTCGACAAACTGGAGAAGAAAGCATGAACAACATCGACCAGAAGATGATCGCCGGCGCTTTGATCCTGTTGGTGTGGTTTGGCCTTGTCATCGGCGGCTATACCCCGGCCGCTGAATTCGTCAGCGTTCTGCGCGACACCCTGATTGGGTTGGGTATATATAAAGCCGTCCTGGTCAGTCCAAAGCAGTAACCCGCACCACGAAAGCAGTTCCATCCTGCAGTAAATCCAAAACCTCAATCTCGGAGTTATCCAATGAAGAAAGTTCTTCTCGCTGCGGCATTGGCCGCTGGCGCATTGCTGCTGTCCGGCTGTGCAACCACAACTAGCCTGACACCGTCTGAAAACCTAGCAAAACAGGTACAGAAGGCGTGTGCCGTCGTGCAACCAACAATTCTGTCGCTGAAAGCGCAATCGGCGCAGCTGAGCCAGGAACAGGTCGAGGACTTGGTCAAGGCTGACGGTATCGCGACCAAGGTGTGTGCTGCAGCTGCGACCGTCCCGGTACCGACCTCGGTTACCGACCTGATTCAGTCTGCATTTCCGGTACTGATCCAGATCGTGAATGCCGCGCCGCTCCTGCCGAGCGACAAAGCCACTGTATCGGTCGCGCTGACGGCTGCACAAGTGGCTCTATCGGTCGCACTGGCGCAGTAGCTGTATGAGCCAGTTCCTGACAAAACTGGAAGTGCGGGTCGCTGACAATACTGACGATGGACGATGGATTGTCGCGGCCCCGCTGATTTATCAGTCTGACGTTGCCGGGCAAGTCTTTGTCGTCCCGCGCGGTTTTCAGACCGATATGGCATCTGTTCCTCGCTTGCCGCTGGTGTTTCTGCTGGCCGGCGACACATCACGGGCTGCTTCCGTCGTGCATGACTACCTGTACAGCAGCCACACCGTCAGCCGTAAGATGGCTGATAGCGTGCTACGGGAGGCGTCAGCCGTCACGCTGGTGCCAGCCTGGCGCCGTTGGATCATGTGGGCTGGTGTGCGCTTATTTGGCGGCGCACACTGGTGAAATATCACGTCGCCTTAATGTCGGCGATTGCATCCTTAAATGACCGCGTGTTACCGAGCTGTTCACTGTGTAAAACGATTTGGTCAGGAGAGTCGTTTCCGTCAACAAAATCGGGCGACTCTCCATTCAAGAAAGCTGCCGCAATTTCACTAAGCATCTCTTTCATGGTGACTGTCTCGCCGGCAGCGTAGAAAACTCCCTCAAGTTCCTGATCCAAGCATTGTAGGATCATGGCAGCAGCATCCTTGACGTACGTGTAGTTTCTCTTCGATATCCCCAAGCCGACCACTTTCGGTTTGATTCCCTCTTTTGCCTGAGTGATAGCCTTGTTTATTCCCAAGTGGGAAGGGCCTGCACTTCCGTAAATGCCTCCAAATCGCACGATTGCAGACTTGCAACCTGACGCGATAATGGCCTTGTCAGCCAACAATTTACTAATTCCATAATCCAGTGTTGGGTCGTATGGTGTCTCTGGTCCAAAGTGCGTCTGCTGAAAGCCATGCACGATAGATCCCGAGGCCTGCAACAGGTACGCGCCATTTTTTTTGCAATAGTCCGCAAAAATGGCCGGCGCCAGGGTGTTCACCGAATAGATGTCTGCGAGCGCGCCTGAGTTAAAATTCGGCTTGGCTGCGATATTGACGATGATTCGAGGGCGCTCCTTTTCAAGCATTTGTGCTACTGACAGCGGGTCGGCCAGGTCGCAGTGTACGGCGAATGGATTGTCGCGCCGGCGGGAGACAGGCACCACTTCACCAAGCATTCGGTGCAACAGGTCATATACTGCACCTCCCAAGAAGCCGTCCGCTCCAGTCACCAGTGTTGTCAT